TGAACAGCTTGGGCATGCGCTACGTCAATCTGCTGGACAAGGACAAAAACGCCCGTGAGGAGCGCGACAAGCAGTACGAGGAGGGCATGAAGCGCACCGGGCTAGGCAAGGACGCACCCGGCGGGGCCAACTTCTACGGCGCATCCAAGGTGGTGCATCCGGTCATGGCCGAGGGCTGCGTGGACTTTGCATCCCGTGCCATCAAGGAACTATTCCCACCGGACGGCCCGGTCCGCACCAAGATCATCGGCGAGGTCGACGACCTAAAGACCCAACGGGCCGAGCGCAAGCGTGACTTCCTGAACTGGCAGATTACCGAGCAGATCGAAGAGTTCCGCGACGAGCAGGAACAGATGCTGACCCAGTTACCACTGGGCGGATCGCAGTTCCTGAAGATCTGGTACGACGAGCAGAAGAAACGTCCGACCGTCGAATTCTTGCCCATCGACAGAATCATTTTGCCGTTTGCGGCCACCAACTTTTACACCGCCCAACGCGCGGCCGAGGTCCACGAGATCACCGAGTGGGAATACAACCGGCGCGTGGCCAGCGGCATGTACGTCGGCGGCTCCAACCTGACCAGCGGCCAAGAGCCCGAGCAGAGCCGCCCGCAAAAGGCCAACGACAAGATCGAGGGCAAGCAGTTCCAAGACAATGACGACGGCCTGCGCAAGGTCTACCACATCTACGTGTTCTTGGAGTTTGACGACGACAAGGAAACCAAAGGCGAGATGGCCCCGTACATCATGATGGTGGACGAGCAGAGCTCTGAGGTCATCGGCCTGTACCGCAACTGGGAAGAGGGCGACGACACGATGACCAAGCTCGATTGGATCATCGAGTTCAAGTTCATCCCGTGGCGCGGTGCGTACGCCATCGGCCTGCCGCACCTGATTGGCGGGCTCTCTGCGGCTTTGACCGGTGCCCTGCGCGCGCTGTTGGACTCTGCGCACATCAACAACGCCGCGACCATGCTGAAGCTCAAGGGCGCAAAGATCAGCGGACAGACCCAGCAGATCGAGGTGACGCAGGTTGCCGAGATCGAAGGCGCGCCCGGCGTGGACGACATCCGCAAGATCGCCATGCCCATGCCGTTCAACCCGCCGTCGCAGGTGCTCTTTGAGTTGCTGGGCTGGCTGGACAACGCGGCCAAGGGGGTAGTGACCACCAGCGAAGAAAAGATCGCAGACGTCACCAGCAACGCCCCGGTGGGCACCACGCAGGCGCTGATTGAGCAAGGCGCGGCGGTCTACTCGGCCATCCACGCCCGCCTGCACCAGTCGCAAGCCCGCCTTATCAAGGTCCTGTGCCGCCTGAACCGTTGGCACTTTGATGAGATGCGCAAGGGCGAGATCGTCCAAGATCTGGAGATTGAGCGTAACGACTTTGAGCGCAACACCGACGTCATCCCGGTGTCCGACCCGCACATCTTCTCCGAGACCCAGCGCATGGCCCAGATGCAGGCCGTGCTGCAACGGGCGGACGCGCACCCCGAGCTGTACAACGCCAAGGCCGTGGAAGAGCGCTTCCTGAAGCAGATCAAGATCCCGAACATATCCGAGCTGATGAAGGACGTGCCCGCGCCCGAGCAGCGCACGCTGGCCGACGAGAACGCGGCCATGTCAATCGGTCGCCCGTCCTATGCCTACATGCAGCAGGACCATCTGGCGCACATCCAAGGCCACCTGATGTTCGCCATGGACCCGTCGTTTGGTGCAAACCCGTTCATTGCCCCGCAGTTCCTGCCCAACTGCATCGAGCACATCAAGCAGCACATGACCCTGTGGTACTTGAACCGCATGAACGGCTACGTGTCCAACCTGCGCGGCGGCAAGCCGGTGACCGACTACGACAACCCCAAGCTGACCGGCATCATCGACCAGCTCTACGCCACCGTCGGCCAGCACGTCGCGCTGGACAGCCAGCAGGTGTTCTCGCAGATCCTGCCGCAGATTCAGCAGCTCCAGCAGATGCTGCAGCAGGGCATGCCGCCACCGCAGCTCCCGCCCGACGCGCAGGTTGTCAAGGACACCGCCATGGCCGAGACCCAGCGCAAGGCCGCCCGGGACCAGCAGGACGTGCAGATCGATGTCCAGCAGATGCAAGCGGACATCACCAAGCACAAGATGGACAACGACACCAAGGTCGCTATCGAGAACGCCAAATTAACCCACGAGACTATCCAGCAGATGGCTCAACCTGCGGCACCCGCCGCGCAACCCCCAGCCCAAGGAGTACCCAATGGCAACCAGTGATGCAGAACAAAAGAGCGTGCTAGTGCCCCAGCACAAGCGTATGGCTATGGGCGTGCCCCTTACGGGCCAGACCATGCAAGCCAAGGGCGACAGCAAGTCCTCGGCCAAACCAGCCGGTGGCCTGAGCCACGTTGCTAAGAAGAATAAGTGATATCAGACCTAATCCATATGCTTAAACAGCGGCAAGCCGAGATCCGGCTGTCGCTGGTGGATAACCCTGTGGGCCACTATGACGCGTACAACCGGCTGGTTGGCGAGTATCAGGGCCTGCAGTGGGTAATGGATAGCTTGAACTCAAAACTCGCCGAGAACGAATAAGGCCGCGAGGCCCTAAGCCGCGCTGAAATATGCGCATGTTGAACCTGAAATATGGTTTGTGTAACTAGGAGTTAGTATGAGTGAAAAACCAATCCCCGTGGTGAGCGGGGATCAGACGGAGGCCGACCCGGCAGAGCTGGCGTGGGCATTTCCTGACGTGCGACCGGGCCAAGCGCCCTACGGTGGCCGAGTAGTCGTCCAGCTACGTCGCATCAAAAAGAACGCAGGCAAGATCATCTTGGTGGAAGAAACCAAGGAAAACGAAAAATGGAACAACATGATCGGCAAGGTCGTGTCCATTGGCCCGCTGGCGTTCAAGAACAAGGACACCATGGCGTCGTGGCCTGAAGGAAGCTGGGCGGAAGTCGGGGACTATGTCCGCGTGCCGCGTTGGGGCGGAGACCGCTGGGAGCGGCCAGCCACCAACGAGGAAAACGGCGACCTGAATCCAGTCCTATTCATGACCATCAACGATCACGAGCTGATCGCCAAGGTCACCGACAACCCGTTGTCGTTCAAAGCCTACGTCTAAGGAGATACCATGGCCACACAAGCTAAAGAAGAACCGTTGTTCGTGCAGGAAAGCGGTGACGGCACCGCCACAGTCGAGCTGCCGGAAAACCTGCTGCCCCACGACGACAATGATGAACCTGTATCGCGTAACGATACACGCGACGATGCAGGGGACGAGGACCACCCGGACGATTCGGACGCCGTTCGGGCCGCCCGACGCGCCCGTCGCCGGTCCAAAAAGGACCTGATTCGCAAGACCAACGAGGAAAAAGACGTCCGCCTGCAGCACCTGCAACGCCAGAACGAGGAAATGGCCAACCGGCTGTCCCAAGTTGAGCGTCGCACGCAGGGCGCGGACATGGCTAGATTGGAAAAAGCTATTGACGACGAGCAGGTTCGGGTGGAATACCACCGGATGAAGCTGGCCGAGGCCACCACAGCAGGCGACGGGGAAGCCGCAGTGGCCGCTCAGGAGGCCCTGTACGACGCCCGGCAAAAAGTGGAGCAGTTGGGCCGCCTAAAGCACCAAGCAGACCGCCCAACGGACGACAGACCCCGGATTGACCCCGGTGTACAGCGTCACGCCGCCCAGTGGATCGACCGAAACGGCTGGTACAAGCCCGATCTGTCCGACACCGACAGCCGGATCGCCAAAGTGATTGACGAGGACCTTGTAAAAGAGGGCTGGAACCCCGGAACGGCCGATTATTGGGACGAATTGGACTCCCGCTTGCAGAAACGGCTTCCCCATAGGTATAATGAATCGTCAGACCGACGTGATTCACCTAACAGGACTCCAAGGAACACCGTGGGAAGCTCAGGACGCGAAGCATCAGCCGCATACGGGGGCACAAACCGTACTTTCACTCTCACCGCTGAACAAGTGCGTGCGATGAAGGACGCGGGCATGTGGGACAACCCCGAAAAGCGCGCAAAGATGATCAAGCGATACGCAGAGCAAGCACGAACAACCCAACGGAGTAACTAATCATGGCCGAATCACGTCTCAAAAAATCTCTAGGAACCGGTACGCGCGAAACTCGTGCAAACGAGGACGGCAGCCGGGCAGCCCCTGAAGAAAAGTTCATCTCAACGCAGGAACGTCGCAAGATGTGGAGCGAAGAATGGACACAATCCGCATTGCCCAAATTGCCCAACCTTGACGGTTGGCATCTTTGCTGGCTCTCAACAACCAACAGCTACGATTCCATCGATAAACGGATGCGCCTCGGGTACGTTCCAGTTAAGTCTGAAGAGATACCCGGTTACGAAGAATATCGCGTGAAATCCGGTGAGCATGTTGGCTTCATATCATGCAACGAGATGTTGCTGTTCAAACTGCCGATGGATGTCTTCCAAGAGATCATGACGCACATGCACCACGATATGCCACAGGACGAGGAAGAAAAAATCCGCGTTCAAGTGGAAAATCTACAGGGCGCACGGGACAGTCGCGGGAAATCGCTGGTTGGAGTTGAGGGTGACGGTTTGGGGAACTTTGCGCAGCAACCCAACCGAGCGCCGGTTTTTACCGGTTAATTCAAGGAGTTTTATATGAGTGCAACCTCTACTCCGTTTGGTTTGCGTCCTTCTTTCCATCCTTCGGGACTGGATCGGGCTGTGGCGCTGACGGACGGTATTCTGTCGACGTATTCGTCGAATATTTTGAAAGGTCAACCGGTAGCCCTGAACAGCTCCGGCGTGATTATCGTCGCCACTGCTGGCAGCGCCTACCAAGGCGCGTTTGCTGGTGTGGAGTGGACTGATACCACTGGCCGTCGCCGCGTGTCCAATTACTGGCCCGCATCCACCGCGTACATCACTGGTTCGTGCGTAGCTTATTACTACAGCGACCCCAACATCGTGTACGACATCCAAGCTGATGGCTCGTTGGCTCAGACCTCCATCGGAGATCAGGCTAACTTCACCAACATCACTGCTGGCTCCACCACCACTGGCCTGTCTGCCGCAACCATCTCCACAACGCTGGCTGGTTCTAGCGCCGTGGGCGATATGCGCATCATTGGTCTGTACCAAGGCGTGGATAACGCTTGGGGTGACGCCTACACAACCGTGCAGGTGCAAATCAGCCGGTCGCAGTTTGTTGCCACCATCAACGCAATCTAAGGAGGCATAAAAAATGGCCGCACCAATGAGAAGTACGGACTTTCGTTCGATTGTTGAACCAATCTTGAACGAATGTTTCGATGGCGTTTATGACCAGCGCGCAGATGAATGGTCACGTGTCTTCCGCGAGGAAGACGGTATCCCCCGTAACTACCACGAAGAGCCCGTCCTGTACGGCTTCGGCGCGGCTCCCCAGTTGCCTGACGGCACCCCCGTCACGTACCAACAGGGCGGCGTGCTCTTCTTGCAGCGCTACGTCTACAAGGTCTACGGTCTGGCTTTTGCCCTGACCAAGGTCCTCGTGGAAGACGGCGACCACATCCGTCTGGGTCAGGTGTACGCACGTCACTTGGCACAGTCGTTGGTGGAAACCAAAGAGCTGCTCTGCGCGAACATCCTGAACACCGGTTTCAACTCCAGCTACCCCGGTGGTGATGGCGTGCCGCTGATCAGTACCGCTCACCCCATCGTGAACGGCACCTTCAGCAACCAGCTTGCCACCTCGGCTAACCTGAGCCAGACATCGCTTGAGCAGATGCTGATTCAGATCCGCCAAGCTGTGGACAACAACGGCAAGAAGATCCGTCTGGTGCCCCGCCAATTGGTGGTCGCCCCCGGCAACATCTTCCAAGCCGAAGTTCTGCTGAAGTCGGTCTTGCGCACCGGCAACGCCAACAACGACATCAACCCGGTGAAATCCATCGGCTTGCTGGACGAAGGCGCTGCTGTTCTGTCGCGTCTGACCAATGCCAGTGCGTTCTTCGTGCAGACCGATGCACCCGAGGGCATGAAGCTCTTGATGCGTCGTCGTCTGGAGAAGACCATGGAAGGCGATTTTGAGACCGACTCCATGCGCTACAAAGCAACCGAGCGTTACATCCCCGGGTTCACCGACCCACGTGCGATGTTTGGTACTGCTGGCATTTAATTGCCAAAGGGCTCGGGAGGGGGCCCCAACCCCTCCCACCATTTTTAACATCGGTCAAACTTTTCAAGGAGCAGACCATGCCTCAATTTTCAGATGACTTGTTTCTAGGTCCGGCCCAGACATACATGGGCACGGGCATTCGCCCCTACACCACCACCTTCACCGGCGCAATGTCCGGCACGACCCTGACGGTATCCGTCCTTGGTCAAGGTGCTCCCATTGTTGTGGGTATGTACGTTGACGGCTCCAGCGTGACTGATGGCACGTACATCACGGCCTTTGGCACGGGTACTGGCGGCCTTGGCACCTACACCATCAACCAGTCGGTTACGGCCTCCAGCACCGCGATGTACGCCCACGGCAACATCCAATTTGATGACCCATCCCCCATGGACTTGGGCATTGGCCCAGTTGGCCGTATGTACATCTGGGATGTCATGCCCCAAGCTGCCGTCACCAACAACATTGCGGCATCGCAAACTGCTGCTGCTGCTGGATCATTGACTTTGACTGCGGGGACTTCTGCCAAGTCGGTTATCCGTCCTGACGGTGTTACGGTAATCCAAGTGGATCTGCCTCGTGCGATTAAGGTCAACTGCTCGACCACCGCCCGTGCATTCACTGTATCTGGCTACGACTACTACGGTCAGACCATGAGCGAAGTGATCACCGTGTCAGTTGCTGGTACGGCCGTAACTGGTAAGAAAGCCTTCTTCCAGATCTCTGGCGTGACCATCGCCGGTTCTGCTACCGCCTGCTTGGTTGGCACGAGCGATAAGCTGGGTTTGCCGGTCCGCGTGTTCAACGCGGGTTACATTGCCAGCGTCAAGAGCAACGACACACTGGCACAAGATGCTGGCACGTTTGTGGCTGCCGACACCGCTGTGGCGACTACCACTACCGGCGACGTTCGCGGCACCTACGTGCCCGCTACGGCTTCGGACGGCATCTGCCGCACCGTGATGGCCATCTCGCTTCCCGGCATTGCAGTTGGACCCAACGCAACCCGCGTTGGTGCCCTCGGCGTCACTCAAGCATAAGGAGTAAATCATGGGCCAATTCAAACCAATGGTCAAAATGATGACCACTGAGCCTACAGTTGAGCTGAAGCTCAAAAAAGGCGGCCATGTTGCTGGCCACTCCGCCATGAAGAGCACCATGCCGATGGAAGCGGCTGACGGTAAATTTGCCCCTCCCGGCAAGTCTCCCAAGAAGCCTTCCATCATGGAGCGTCGCAAGTCCATGAAGGCACCCATGCTGATGTCCAAAAAGGGCGGCGTGGCCAAAAAGGCTGACGGCGGCATGATGGGTGCCCCTATGGGCGCTCCCATGGGCGCTGGCGCAATGATGAGCCCCGCTATGAAGAAGGCGCTCATGATGCGCATGATGGCCCAACGTGGCGCTATGCGTCCCGGAATGGCGGCTCCCGCAGCCCCTATGGCAGCCCCCATGGCCCCGGCCATGAAAAAAGGCGGCATGGCAAAAGGCGGTGACATGGGCCAAGACAAGGCCATGATCAAGAAGGCTTTCAAGCAGCACGACATGCAAGAGCACATGGGCGGCAAGGGCACCAAGCTGAAGCTGCGCAAAGGCGGCACGACCAAGGTGGTTGACGGCGACAAAACCGACAAGGCGCACGGCACTGGCGAGGTCAAGATGGGCAAACCGGCTGGCTACGCCACCGGCGGCTCCATCCCCTCAGAAACCTCGTCGGGCTCGTACAAGACCACCAAAGTCTACCAAGCCAAGAAAGATGGCGCAAGCGGCACTGGCGGCGTGCGTATGGCCAACGCTGGTGGGTTCAAGAAGGGCGGCGAAGTCAACTGGGAAAATCGCCCGGCTGACGGTACTCCTCCCGGCAAGACCAACACCACCACTGGCGGCGTCAAAGAAGGCAACGGCGGCGGCTACAAAAAAGGCGGTGCTGCAAAAAAGCATTTCGCTACGGGGGGCAGTGTTAACAACGCTGGCCACGCCGTAGCAATGCCTCGCAAGCCGGTCTCGCGGCCGGTGGCCAACAGCCTGCAGTCCGGCACCTTTAAAAAGGGCGGCAAGGTAGTCCATAAGGCTGAGGGCGGCATGCCCACGGCGGATGATGGGTATGATCCTACTGTTGAGCGGGAAGCTCGTCGTCGGGAGGCTGAAAAAGACGTCACCCGTCGTGAGAACGAAGCTACTCCGGTGATGGACTCTGTCAAACGGCTGCTTGGCATCCGGCCAAATGCCGGGGCAGGACGGGGCTTTGTAAACCCCACAATGACCCGCAAAACAGGCGGGCGCGCTTGCTAAAAACAAGTGGGGGCTTCGGCCCCCGCTTTCTTTGGAGATTTTTATGGCTATAACGGCTACCTCTCAAACGCTTTTTGATGGTGAGCGCATTGCCATCATGAAGTTTTACGCGACCATGAGCGCGACCGAAAACGAGTCAGCCGTCGTCAAGGTAAATCCTTCGACTCTGACGGCATCTGCTGCTGGCGGGGCTTGTGACGCGGTGACTATTCTGAAGGTTACGGCGTTGACCCACGGGTTGGAAGTGCAGATGAACTGGGTCGCTACTGCGCCCGTGGTGATTGAACTCATTCCGCAGAACAGTCAGTATACGCAAGACTATTCCAAAATTGGCGGTCTCACCAACAACGCTGGTACAGGCAAGACAGGAAGTATTTCTTTCACTACGTTTGACGGTAGCGCAGGCGATGCATACACCGTGGTGCTGGAAATGCAAAAGCATTACGCTAGTTGACCATGCCAAGCAAGTCACCAGCCCAACACCGCCTGATGGAGGCCGCAGCCCACACCAAGGGCGGGTTTGGTGGCGTTCCGCAGAAGGTCGGCAAAGAGTTTGTCAAGGCCGACAAAATGAAAAATGGCGGGGTAGTCCAGTCTTTGAAAAAAGCCGGGTTCTACGAAGAGGGCAAGAGCAAACCAGAGCGTTTGAAAATTGTCAGTCACGCAACAACCAAACCTGAGCGGGTGCAAATTGTGGAAAAATTATTTTCGGCCAATAAAATGAAAGAAGGTGGCTTGTATGCCAACATTCAAGCAAAACGTAAGCGAATTGCTGCAGGCTCTGGCGAAAAAATGCGCAGAGCTGGTAGCAAAGGTGCGCCAACTGCTGACGCCTTCAAGCAATCAGCAAAAACCGCCAAAATGAAAACAGGCGGCAAGGCCACAAAGTCTTGCTGGTGAATCATGGCAAAAAAGAACCCGTCTTTGGCTATCGGTCGTGGTGAAAAGCTGCCTGCCAAGCAAGGCGCAGGGCTCACAGCCAAAGGCCGAGCAAAGTACAACAGTGAAACCGGATCGCATCTGAAAGCACCTCAACCGCAAGGCGGTGCCCGGCGCGACTCATTCTGTGCCCGCATGGGTCCTGTCGCCGAGAAGAGCGAAAAAGGAAGCCGTTCACGGGCATCTATGCAACGCTGGAACTGTCCCGGCTGGTAAGGAGTAACCATGGCTGATGATTACGCACCGCAATATAGTTTTACCACTGAGGTAAATAAGGCTACCGGCCAACCGCAGTATTTTTACACCAACTTGGGTTCTCAAAAAAGAACCGAGTTGCAAGACGCGGATACGTACAACCGTCTGAAGGCAAAATTTGATGCCACAACCGACCAAGGGTTTAATGATGTGACCAAAGCTCAGGAGCAAGAAGCTGGGTTTACGCAAGACGATACCGCTCAAGGAATGCGGGCACGTAGGCAGGCGGCTCAGGTGCGTCAAACCCCCTTAATAAAAGCTAAAGGCGGCGCTATCAGCCTAAAGGACTGCAAGGTGTCTACCTGCACGCCCAGCAAGAAAAAATCAAATTGGTAAGTAACAAGCATGGCGTATACACCAAACCCAGATCGTGAAGTCGTAAACGGGAAGGCTAAGGTCTCCGCAAAGGAGCTTGCCGATTTTCAAAAGCAATACGGCAACGACAAAACTTTGCGCGACCTGCTGAACATGGACAAGGGTCTGGTTCGCAGGAAAGACCCGGGCGAAAGCTCAAAAAAGGCAGAAGACATTCAGACAAGCACGGATGCTTTGCCAAGCATGAGCAGGTCTATCGGTGCGCCCGTTACAACCCAAGGGGCCACATATTCCAAAGATGAAACCCCTAAACTAAGAGCACGTTCATTGGTGGACCAAGGACGTGATGTTGACATCTACAAGGACGTAGACAAAGAAGCTGTTCTTGAGGCGGGTTTGGGGTTGGCTTCACTGAACCCTGCTATCCGAGCGTTGAAAATGGCCCGTCCCGTAGTTGGAGCGGTACTTAAAAAAGAATTTAGCGAAGACGGTCTTTTTCCAACATTTAACCGTGAAAAAGAACCTCCGTTAAGCACGTTTGATACCCTCAGCCCAGAAAATAAAGCGGTTTCTCAACGATACCGGTCAACGTACGACGATAGACCGGGGCCGATGAAAAAAGGCGGCGCGGTAAAACAGTACGCCAAGGGTGGCAAAATCAGCCTCGCTGCGTGCGGTGTGTCGACCCACAAGCCCGCAAAGAAAAACCCTAACTTCTAAGGACGCCCGTGGCCTACTCTGGAACCGTTGGACAGACCGTTATAACGGTCCAGCAGCTCATCGACCACGGTGCGCGTCGGTGCGGGAAGCTGGCCGAGGAATTGACGGTCGAGCAGGTCCAGTCGGCCAAGGAATCGCTGTTCATCCTGTTGTCGAACATTGCCAACATGGGCATCAACTACTGGGCCATCAGCAAGAAGGTCATCGGCCTGAACGCCGACCAGTACATCTACACCTTGCCCGTGGGCGCGATTGACGCTCTGAACGTGCTGTACCGCACCATGGACCGTCCCAATGGTGCCTACACCTCGTCCGCAGGCGGCACGGTGGCCAACGTCTACGACGGCGACGTCAATACCTACTGCCAGCAGACATCGGCCAACGGCAACATCGCAATCAATTTTGGGACCACCAACCCGCAGTACGTCGGCTCCATCGGGTTCTTGCCCTACGTCTCTGGCGGCGGGTCGGCCACGTGGAGCTACACGCTCCAGTACTCGACCGACGGTTCCACGTGGAACACTTTGGATACGGGCACCAGCGTGGCGGTGGCGGACAACCAGTGGGTGTGGACGGACATCGACCCCGGGCAGAACGTGGCCTACTACCGCATGGTCGCTACAGGCGGCACGACGCTTGCCCTGCGTGAGCTGTACTTTGGCACGATGGCCCGTGAGCTCCAGATGGCGCGCCTGAACCGCGACGACTACACCAACCTGCCCAACAAGCAATTCACGGCCAACCAGCCCTTCCAGTTCTGGTTTGACCGCACGATCCCGCAGCCGACCATGTACCTGTGGCCGGTCCCATCAAGCCCGTTTGTCCAGATGACGGTCTGGTACTCGCGCCAGATCATGGACGTCGGGTCGCTTTCCGGCCAACTAGAGATCCCGCAGCGTTGGTATGAGGCTATCCTGATGATGCTCTCGCACCGCATGAGCTTGGAGCTGCCTGCGGTGCAGGCTGACCGCATCGGCTACCTTGAAAACCAAGCGGACAAGTACTTCAACATGGCCGAGCAAGAAGAGCGAGACAAGTCGCCGATCTACTACAGCCCGAACATTTCCGTGTACACACGCTGATGCCAAGATTCCTTAACACCGAAGGACTGACGTCACTTGCGATTGCGGTATGCGACCGGTGCAAGATGAAGCGTGCGTTTGTCCAGCTTGGGCCGGACCCTAACTTCCCCGGCCTGCGCGTGTGCGATCAGGGTTGCATGGATACGTTGGACCCATACCGGCTGGCCGCCCGCCAGACCGAGCGGATAAACTTGCGTTTCCCACGGCCAGATGTCAGCGTGGATGCGGGCGACAATTACCTGATAACCGGTGGAAACAACGAGTTTCAGATCTCGACCGAGCAGAACACGCAGACGCCTACGCAGACCGGAAACAAGGATACGATTGCCCCAAGCCCACCTAGCAATACGAGCACATAATGTCCGCACAAGTAACCATATCCCAACTGCCCACGGCTGGTGCGATCACCGGAACCGAACTCGTCCCCGTGGTCCAGAATGGGGTCACGGTCCAGACTACGACTGCGGCGCTTGCTGGCTCACCCGTCCAGACTTACACCTACTTGACGGTCACTCAGACCCCGCAGTTGGCAAACAGCCGCTACGTCGGCGCGACCAACGGGCTGGTCATCACTGATGGCGGTGCGCAAGGGCTGTTCAATATCAGCACCACAGGCGCTTTGTTGTCGTTGGTGAACTCCGGTACTGGCTTTCAAGTAAAAACGTCTGCAACGGCCATTACGCCCCGTTCTATCGCCGTTTCCAACAGTGGCCTGTCCATCACCAACGGCAGCGGCGTATCCGGTGACCCAACCATCACGTTGAGCGGAGCGCCGCTGAACCTCGCAAACCTGAGCGCCAATGGCCTGCTGACCATCACCACGGCTGGCGGGGTGGGTGCGGTGACCCTTCAGGGCACAACAAACCAGATTACGGTGACATACGGCAATGCGGTAGGCGGCTCTCCGACCATCGCCTTGGCCGACAACCCTGTACTTCCCGGCATTGCCAGTACGACTCTTCCTGCTGGAGCCACTGGAGACCGCCCTGCTGTTGGTGTGAGCGGGATGATTCGCGGCAACACTACCATCGGGTTGTTTGAGGGCTACATCAACGGCGCTTGGAGTTCATTTGCCGCTGGCTCAGGTGTAACGTCTATCGCTACAGGCACCGGCCTGACCGGCGGCCCAATCACCTCAACTGGAACGATCTCCATCGACAGCACCGTGGTGACCCTGACCGGCACCCAGACTCTGACAAATAAAAGCATTCCTGCCTCCTCCCTAACCGGGACCGTGGCGGTGGCAAATGGCGGTACTGCGCTGTCGGCCACCCCGGCCAACGGCCAACTTCCAATAGGAAACGGGACCGGGTACTCGCTGGCCACGCTGACTGCCGGGTCCGGCATCAGCATCACCAACTCGGCTGGCGGTATCAGCATCGCGGCCAGTGGCGGGTCTAGCGGCACGGTTACCAGCGTCAGCTTCACCGGCGGCATTATTTCCGTGGCCAATGCCACCACGACCCCGGCATTGACCGTTGCTGGAACCAGTGGCGGTATCCCGTACTTCACCAGCGCGTCCGCTTGGGCATCCAGCGCGGTTTTGGCGGCAAACGCAATAGTTGTCGGTGGGGGCGCTGGGGCAACCCCGAGCACCGTCACCACCGGGACGGGTGTTGTGACCGCTCTGGGCGTGAATACGGGCTCCGCAGGGGCATTTGTGGTCAACGGCGGTGCTTTGGGAACCCCGAGCAGCGGCACTGTGACCAACCTGACTGGCACTGCATCAATTAACATCAACGGTACTGTTGGGGCCACGACGCCAACAACTGGCAACTTCACTACTGTGACGGCCACAACTGGAATCTTTGGAGGTACTTTTTAATGGCTGCAACTGGCTACACCCCAATATCGCTGTACTACAGCGCCACGGCGTCTTCTGTTCCGCTGTCTGCAAACCTCGTTGCTGGGGAGCTTGCGCTCAATACCAACGACGGCAAGCTGTACTACAAAAACAGCAGCGGCACGGTGACCTTGCTGGCAAGCAACGCCACAACGACCAACGTCAGCACAATCTCATTTGGATCGACTGGTTTGACGCCAGCCACGGCAACCTCGGGCGCGGTAACAGTTGCGGGGACTTTAGTCAATACCGCAGGCGGCACAGGGCAATCCAGCGCATTTACGCAGTACGGGATAACCTACGCAAGTACAACAACCGCATTGGCTACTACTGCTGCCGGAACAACCACTACGGTGCTGCACGGCAACGCGGCTGGTGCGCCTACATTTGGCGCGGTTTCGCTTACTGCAGATATTTCCGGTACGTTGGGCGCAGCAAATGGTGGAACCGGTGTAGCAAATAACGCCGCAAGTACCATTACCATTTCGGGCAGCTTTGGCACGACGTTAACGGTTAGCGGAACAACTGCGGTGACTTTGCCTACAACGGGCACTTTGGCTACGCTTGCTGGCAGTGAGACCTTCACCAACAAGACACTGACCAACCCCACCGTCACCAACTATGTTGAAACCTTGCAAGCAGTGGGCACAGTTGGCGCATCCAGCACCTTGGCTCTTACAACTGGCACTGTGCTGACTGCAACATTGACAGCATCTACGCCCTGCACGTTCACTATGCCTACAGCAACTGCCGGTAAGTCATTCATTTTGATTCTGACGCAAGCCGCAACCGGCATGACCACCGCGACATTCACCGGTGTTAAATGGCCCGGCGGTACTGCGCCAACCATTACCGCAACCGCATCGGCGGTAGACATCATCAGCTTTGTGGCTAATGGTTCCGTTTGGTACGGCAATGCAGCACAGGCGTTTGCATAATGTTTGCGTCTAAAAACTTTTTCATCACCCGCAGCGCGGGAGGCTACCTAGTAATTGAGCAGTTCCTTGCGTCCGGCTCATGGAAATGTCCATCGGGTGTTACTAAGGTAGATTACCTTGTTGTAGCAGGCGGTGGTGGAGGAACAAGGGCAACGGGAGTTGGCGGTAGCGGTGCTGGAGGCTTTCGTACTGGAACTAGCTTATCTGTAACTCCCGGTACAAGTTACGCAATTACAGTTGGTTCCGGCGGCGCAGGTGCAACAAGTGACGGTGTCACAGGCGCATCTGGAGGCGATTCTATTTTTTCCACTATTACTTCATCTGGCGGTGGTGCTGGTGGACGTTATGGTTATCCAAGCGTACCCGGTGGTAACGGCATAGCGGGCGGTTCTGGCGGCGGAAGTGATAGTCAACTTTTGTCAACTGGTGGCGCAGGAAATACGCCATCCACATCTCCAAGTCAAGGAAATAACGGTGGGGTTGGCGGCTCTTCTGCTAACTCTACTGCTGGTGGTGGCGGCGGTGCTGGCGCAGTTGGCGGTAGTGGAACCCTTACAGTAGGCGGTGCTGGCGGCGTTGGTACAGCATCTTCTATATCTGGCTCTAGCGTTACCTATGCTGGCGGCGGTGGCGGCGGCGCTGGTGCTGGTTACACAGGCGGCACAGGCGGCACAGGCGGCGGTGGCAATGGTGGCGTTGACTCAGGCGCTAACGGAACATCAGGTACAGCCAACACAGGCGGTGGTGCTGGTGGCAATAGGTATGGTGCATCAGCAGCAAGCAATGGCGGCTCCGGAATTGTCATCTTGTCCTACACCGTGCCAAAAGGCACAGCAATTGAATTTCTATCTACTGCAACATGGAAAGCACCAGCAGGCATCACTACTGTTGACTACTTGGTGGTAGCGGGTGGTGCAGGAGGCGCAGGAGGTCGTGGCGGTGGTGGCGGTGCTGGTGGCTTTAGAACTGGCACAGCATTTTCAGTAACCGCAGGAACAACCTACACAATTACGGTTGGCTCTGGAGGAACTGGAGGCGCTGATAGCGGCGTTAATGGCAACAGCGGCACTAGTTCCACATTTAGCACCATAACTTCTGCTGGTGGTGGCGGGGGTGGAACAAACGCTAACAATGGCATATCTGGTGGTTCTGGCGGTGGTGGGTCAGGACTATTTTCGGGTTATACGGGAGGCGCTGGTAACACTCCATCAACATCACCATCTCAAGGAAACAATGGTGGTAATGGAAGTAACAGTAGCGGTGTTGATGCGGCTGCTGGTGGTGGCGGTGGTGCTGGAGCCGTAGGCGGTACAGGCACAGCTAATGGCCCAGCGGGTAGCGGCGGCAATGGCTCTGCAAGCAGCATAACTGGCAGTAGCGTCACCTATGCTGGAGGTGGTGGAGGTTCTTGCGACAATCGTGGCTCCCCTGCTACTAGCGGCGCTGGTGGAACAGGCGGTGGTGGTGCTGGTGCGGCTGGTACGCCACCATCTAATAGTTCACCTGGTACTGCTGGAACAGCCAATACAGGCGGCGGTGGTGGCGCTGGTTCTAACATAGGCGTTGGAGGAAATGGCGGTTCCGGCATTGTTATCCTAAAGCTGAACTAGCATGAAGAAGTACCAACTTTATGGAATAGACACAGCAATGCAATTGCTGCGCCCTAACGCCAAATGGGAAATCAGCAACCGCACCATCACGCGCTGGGAAGATGACCGACCCTGCCCGACATGGGTTGAGATTGACGCAACAATGGAAAAGATTAAGGCGTTTGAGGACTCTATACCGACCATTTGGACAGTCAAGATTTTGGAAGAATTGGAGATGTAATGGCACACTTTGCAAAAATTGAAAACGGCATCGTCACGCAAGTGATTGTGGTTGGCAATGAGGACACCTCTGACGCACACGGCACAGAGAAAGAGTACATCGGTGCGGCTTTTTGTGAACGTCTGTTTGGTGGCGATTGGAAGCAGACCAGCTACAGCGGACGCATCCGCAAGAACTACGCTGGTGTCGGTTACACCTACGATGAAGGCCGGAATGCGTTTATCCCTCCACAGCCATACCCAAGCTGGACACTGGTAGAAGACACTTGCCAGTGGGCAGCACCTGTTGCTATGCCGACTGAAGGCATGTACACATGGGATGAAGCCACTACTTCTTGGGTGCAAGCATGAACGACAAAATTGCCATCTCCACGCCACTATTGAACGCCGTCCTTGGTTACCTTGGCGCGCGACCATACCAAGAAGTATTTCAGCTTGTGGAAGCCATCCAAAAAGAAGCCAAAGAGGCCACAGCGCCTGCGGTTGAATTTGCGCCGGAGTAGTCGTGGAAAACCAGCAGCTATTCAACATCGTCGTGGTGATTGCCGGGTTCTTGGCTGCCTACGTCCTGAACAACATGACCCGGCAGATCCAGAAGCTCGAAGACAAGGTCAACGCGATGCCGACCACCTACGTCATCAAGGGCGACTACCGCGAGGACATCGCAGAGGTCAAGACCATTCTGAAGCAGATTTTTGACAAGCTCGACAGCAAGGCTGACAAATGAATGCGCGGCTTAGTCGTATTTTTGATTGCCGCTTTTGTGTACGGCGCGACGATCAAGCGCGAGTGCAGCGTATCTGAGTTTGTGAACATCGGGTATTCCAACCATGACCCCAAAGAGCGTTTTGAGAAGGCTTGGAACTGGTTAGATGATTCGGGTCCGGTTTGCACCAAGGAACAGCTCACGCTGATCTACGCGAACATGGCCACGATCATGGGCAGCTCGGACACCATGCGCATGCGGGCAAGAATTGAACAACTATGGGAAAGGGCAAAGTGATGGACGCTAAAGACCGGTTGATTTATTGGGTCACGATGATGGTGACCGCCACCCTATGTTCCGTGGTTGTTGTCCTTATCGGGGCGCTTGTCCACGGCTTGTTTGTGAAAGAGGTGGATAACACCAAGATTTTTGAAATTATTGGCCCTGCGTTTCAGACCATCGTTGGTGGACTCATTGGATGGCTCAGTGGTTTGAAGGTCGGTAGCCACATGGACGAAATTAAAGTGGGAGGTTCAGATGGAATGGCTTAAAACACTTGCACCCACCATTGCAACATGCTTGGCTGGGCCGCTTGCTGGTATGGGTGTAGCAGCACTTGCTAAAGCAATTGGTGTTGAACCTGAGCAAGTGCAAGACGTTATCAGCAGCGGCAAGTTGACATCTGAGCAAGTTGCAGCAATTCAACTTGCAGAACTAGAACTTAAAAAACAAGCGCAGTCGATGGGATTGGACTTTGCTAGGTTGGTTGTAGAAGACAGAAAATCTGCGCGTGAAATGCAGATTGCAACCAAATCCATGCTTGTGCCATCGCTGGCAATCCTGATTGTTAGTGCGTTTATCGGCGTGGTGATAGCAACGCTGGGCGGGTTTGCCGTTATCGATTCCGTACTGGCTGGCACTTTAATTGGCTACCTGTCTGCAAAGGCCGAACAGGTGGTCAATTTCTATTTTGGCTCGTCTGCTGGAAGCCAGCGCAAAGACGAAATGATCCATAACTCGACGCCAATCAAATGAAAGAAAACTTCGACGCCTGTTTTGCCAAGGTCATCCAATCCGAGGGCGGGTACGTCAACGACCCGGCAGACCGTGGCGGCGAGACCAATTTAGGTGTCACCATCGACGCTTGGGGCACGTATCTCAAACGCGCAATCCAGCCGGGTGAGATGAAGGCGTTGAAGCAGGAGACGGTCAAGCCGTTCTACAAGCAGATGTATTGGGACTTGGTGAAGTGCGACGACCTGCCCGCAGGCGTCGATTACGCCGTTTTTGACTTTGCGGTGAACGCAGGGGTCTCCCGAGCCGCAAAGTTCCTCCAGCGGGCTGTGGGGGCCGTTGATGACGGTGTTATTGGCTCCGGGACTCTGGGCCGGGTGGCCAAGACCGACCCCGTTGTGTTGCTGAAGAACTTTGCCGACCAAAAGCAGCGCTTCTATAATGGCCTCGCTACAACCAACCCCACACAGCAGAAGTTTTTGAAGGGCTGGCTTGCCCGTGTGGACCATGTGCAGACGGCTGCTACCTCGATGCTGGCATAAGGATCAACAATGGCTACGACCGCTTACGCGCTGACCTACGATGGCCTGAGCACTCTGGTGCTCCAGTATCTGGAGCGTAGCGATGCTGCGGTCGTCAATTTCATCCCCACCGCCGTCATGCTGGCGGAGTTTGAGATCGCGCAGGACATCAAGACCCTTGGCCAAATGATCGTGGCAGACGGCACAATGACCGCCAGCAACCCGGTGATCGCCAAGCCCGCGCTGTGGCGCAAGACGGTATCCATGACCCTCACTCTTGCCAGCGGTGAAAAGCAGCCGGTGTACCTGCGCAAGCTGGAGTACCTCAGCAGCTACGCGCCCGACGTGACCGCCACCGGCACGCCGCTGTACTACGCCGACTACGACTACGACAACTGGTTCATTGCCCCGACGCCCAGCGCCAATTTTGCTTTTGAGGCGCTCTGCTACACCCGGCTGACTCCGTTGTCGTCCAGCAACCAAACCAATTGGCTTACCCGCAACGCGCCCAATGCGTTGCTCTTTGGCACGCTCAAGCAGACCGCGCCCTTCCTCAAAGACGACGCGCGCTTGGCCGTGTGGTCGCAGATGTTTGACGCCGCGATGGCCGCGCTGAAGACCGAAGACCAGCTCCGCATCGGTGACCGCCAAGCAGTAGCACAGGACTCTTAACATGACCACGTACACCAACCCGTTCACCGGCCAGACCATCAACCCGTCCTCGGTCAGCTATGAGTCGTTGACCATTGCGGCCAACACCCTGCTGGATTGGCCCATCAACGGCACCACCGGCATCCCGACGGCCAACATCATCGAGGTCACGGCATCCACCACGGGCCTGTACCTGATCCTGCCCCCGGCGACTCAGGTATCCCCCGGCCAGACGGTGCTGGTGCGCAATATTGGCTCCAACCCCTTCACGGTCACCAGCTACGCGGCCACCGGAGTCGGAACAACCATTGTCTCCATCGCCTCCGGTGTCACCCAGTACATCTACCTGACAATCAATTCCACGCCCGCCGGTACTTGGGCGAACGTGGTGCTGGGCACAGGAACATCGGCTGCAAATGCCTCGGATCTGGCTGGGTACGGCCTGCTGGCCATCGGCACCACTCTCAACCAAGCCTACTCCGTCAACACGTACTACTCCAGCGCCACGCTGAATGCCGGTCTCAGGGCGCAGCTATTGGTCTGGTCCAGCGGTGCGGGCACATTCACGCTGCCATCGGCGTCTTCGGTCGGCGCAAACTGGTTTTGCATGATCAGAAACAGCGGTACGGGCATCCTGACGCTGACGCCTGCCGGTTCGGACACCATCGACGGAAATTCAAATCAGCAGCTCCAACTGACCGAATCCTTGGTGATTGTGTCCAACGGGTCCGGGTGGAACACCTTTGGCTACGGACGGTCCAATGCGTTCGCGTACACGGCGCTGGCGCTGTCGGTTACCGGCGGGACTACCACGCTCACCTCTGCGCAGGCCGCGAACACCATTCAGGTGTACGGCGGGACGCTGACATCGAATGCGGTGATCATTGTCCCGCCAACCGTCCAGTTGTACGCCATCACGAACAACACCACGGGCAGCTACACGTTCACGGTGAAAACCGCGTCGGGCACCGGTGTCGCCATTCCGCAGGGCACCTCGCTGACGGTAACCTGCGACGGAACCAACGTCTACAACGCATCGTCGGGAACGTCGAGCAGTATTACGTCCACGACCTTCAACGCAGGGTCCGCTATCAGCCCCTCCATCAACTTTACCGGCAGCACCACATCGGGCTTCTACCTGCCGTCCACCAACACCGTCGGCGTCACAGTCAACGGCGCACAGGCGGCGACGTTCTCTGCTACCGGGCTGTACGTGGCCAACGGAATTTCGGGCGGGTTGTTCTAATGACAGCAAAGGTCATATCGATGGAGGTCCCCGCTGGGATTCAGCGGGACGGAACCATGTTCGATTCACCTTGCTACGTTGACGGTAAGTGGGTCCGCTTCCAACGCGGTCGGCCCCGCAAGATCGGCGGGTACGACGGCATCTTCTTGAACGCCACAAACATCTCGCGTGGCATGGCCATGACCGCCATCAACGGCTTCAATTACGTGGTCTCCGGCTACAACAACGGCCTGCAGCAGTGGGTCACCAGCAGCAGCGGCGGAAGCGGTTCGGGGCCGTACAACTACACCCTGAACAATTTTACCGCCAGCGATGACAATTTGTGGCAGTTTGATATTGCATACGACTCCACCGGCAACAACACCAACAACTTGGTGGCGCATCCCGGCCAGAACTTGCGGTTCATTACCTCTTCGGTGAATACGCCGGTGCTGTACGGCACGTTTCCGGGCAGCTTTGGTTACCTGACCGGCGTGGCCATTACCGGCACGGCTGGCCAATTTTCTTGCTCTAACTCCGGCGTAATTTTGACGGTGGGCCAGCAGCTTGCGATCAGCGGAACATACGGCGGCACCGGCAGCATCACCGGGTACACGAACCCGACAACGTACTTCATCATCGCCACCAACGGGTCTACGACGTTTACCTTGTCCGCGACCTATGGCGGCGCTGCGGTGGTCACAACTGCGGGCACGCCAACCGGCCTGACCTACACCGCCGCGCCGTCGCTGTCCAAGGTGGGCCTGTTCACTGCGGTGGGGACAACCAATACCACGACAACTTTTACTCTTGCTGCCGCAAATGTCAGAATTGCTGCCGGTCAGAGCATCACCGGCACCGGCATCCCTGCAGGTACGACCGTGGTGTCGGTGGCCAGTACCACCGTGGTGATGTCCGCAGCGGCCACCGCGTCGGCGACCATCACGGCCACCTTTGACAACAATATCGCCGTTTCCGGCGGGTGCGTGGTTATCCACCCGTACCTGTTCATTTACGGCAACAACGGCCTAATCCAGAATTCCAGCGCCGGTGACTTTGCGAACTGGGTCTCCCCGGACGCCAACGCGACCAACGTGGCCACCGGCAAGATTGTCAAGGGGCTACCCATCCGGGGCGGCTCAACGTCGCCCAGCGGCCTGTTCTGGGCTGCTGATGCGCTGATACGCGTGAGCTTCCAGCCGTCCAGCTCGGGCGGCGTGAATTACTACTGGGCCTACGACTTGGTGAGCAGCCAGACGTCCATCATGTCCTCCAACAGCGTGATCGAGTACGACGGAATTTTTTACTGGTGCGGCGTGGACCGGTTTCTTGCCTACAACGGCGTGGTGCAGGAGATCCCGAACAAGTACTGCGAGAACTACTTTTTTGACAACCTGAACTATGCCCAGCGCCAGAAGGTCTGGGCTACCAAGGTGCCGCGCTACGGTGAGATCTGGTGGTTCTACCCCAAAGGCGACGCGACGGAATGCACCGACGCCATCATCTACAACACCCGGGAGAAAGTCTGGTACGACGCCGGGCAGGCCCTCGGCGCGCGCCGTTCCGCAGGGGTGTTCTCGGAGGTATTTCCGAAACCCATTTGGGCCGGTAACGAGGCCAACAGCGCCGGGACCTACACCCTGTGGCAACACGAGACTGGCTACGACCAAATCTATTTGACCAACTCAAATGCCGTCCAGAGCTATTTTGAGACTTACAGCGTCGGTACGCTTGGCGGGCTTGTGGGCACCCAGCAGCAGCCCGGCGATAACCTGTGGACCCGCCTTGAGCGCATTGAGCCGGACTTCGTGCAGGTCGGCGACATGACCGTGGTGGTGACGGGTGAAGGCTACGCGGACGATGTACCCGTAGATTCCGCGCCTTACACGTTCTCACCGAACACGCTCAAGATCGATATGCGTGAGCAGCGCCGCGAGATGCGGCTGCGGTTTGAGTCGAATACCTACAACGGCACCTACCAGACCGGGCGGGTGCTTCTGTCCATCACCACCGGCGACGTGCGTTCCACGGGCAACCCATGATCACCGCAATTGACTCACGGCAAATATTTGACCCACGCGGCATGGAGTGGGACTTCTGGTGCGCGTCGATGGCTGGCCTGTTTGCCGCCAACCAGCTTGGGACTATTGAAGAAGAGCGCTGGCACGAGTGGGCTGATGGTATTGCCGGTATCGGTCGTTTCGCTGGCGCGCCGGATAGTCGCAACTTTGATACGTGGCAAGACTGGGCCTTCGCCCTCAACAATTCGTTGAGGAGATAGCCATGCGCAGAATTCATTATTTTGAAGATGGCGGTGGGGCTGATGGCGGGGGCGATGGAGGCGACAACGGGGGCGACAACACCAGCCGCGCGTTCAACAATAACAACGGGGATAACAACGGGGATAACAACGGGGATAACGCCTCGGCCGATAACGCCCCTGCGGATAACGCCCCAGCAGATAACGCCCCGGCAGATAACGCCCCGGCAGATACTACTGATCCTTCATGGAGCGGCCTTTCTGACGCGCCGGATGGGGACCCTAATGTTGTTCCTTTCCGCCCGGTAGCCAATTCACCGCTGGATTCTTTTACAGATATAAAGCGCACGCCTGAGCAACAAGCCGCTCTTGATAGGCAAGTCAATATTAACGACGCCCGTGACGCCTACAGGACAGCCTACAAGACGGCCCAAGAAGCAGGCCCTGTCAGCCCTCTTGACCAAGCAAATTTACTAAAACAATTTACCCAAACCGAACGAGATAACTGGCTTAAGCCAGCAACAAAAAATTCTGAAGCGACAGAACAAAATGATTTGAAATTCACGGTAAGCCCCAGTGATTTGACGGGTTTGCCAGTGGACCGTCAATTACTCAAGGCCCTAGGCGAAGTTGGCCTTGGCGGCGTGTATGGTGTCAGCGGAAACACAAACCAAAGCGCAGAAAATGTCATTGCCGCGCAAAATTTTGATACGTTTATTGACAAGACCGTCAGCATACTTGCGCCACTGGTTCCGGGGTACGTAGTAGCAAAATTCGCTGCGGACTTGGCGTCCGGGAGGATAACACCCGGTCAGGCCATAGTGAGCCTTGTTGGTGATCGGGTGGCCACATTGATGGGCGTCAATCCGGCTATGTTCAGGGCCGCTCTTAGCGGGCAGTACGGCGATGGCGTGGCATCAATGGCAAATGTTGCGGCCGTCAAGTATTTTGCCAAAGAAACCGGGATGGACCCGTTTTCGGTATCAATACTTGCAAGAACATCAAATCTTTCAAGCCTTACCAAAAACATAGCATCGCCGTTGAATGTCGGGCCGAATGTAAGCGGCGCGTTGTCTAATACGGTCGACAAAGGATTGGCGAGTATTGGTATCGGAAGTGGGCCAAGAGATTCAACCGCATCTACGCCATATTTTGGTGGCGGCACCGATGCCGATGTCAACAACATCTTAAATTCTGGTAACTTAAAACCAACCACGGAATCTTCGCCCGCCCCATCGTCTTCCGCTGCCCCCGCAACCAGAAATATTTCATCTACTGACACTGCACGAGGTCTTAACATGCCATCACTAATGTCGCCATCTTCTGGCCTAGCTTACGTCGGAGACAGGGGTGGCTCTAAGTACACACCGTACTCGCAAAATTTGACTCAGCTCAACTTAAAGCCGACAGAAGATTTGGCCATGAATTACGGGCCGATTGGCAGTGCCACGGCGGCGCAAGATATTGCCAAGATGAGCGCGTTGCCGTTTGAGTCAGCCATGTACGCATCCGGCGGCCCTGTGCAACATTTTAAAGACGGCGACCTTGTTGACTCAACGTCCACAGAAACGCAGACACCGGCGCGCACCCCCCAACAGCAGGCAGCGTACGAGGCCATGCAGCAGAACTTGCGGTACTACAAGGACTTGGGCCAGCAAAAACAAAACGACAAGATCATGTCCGGCCTCAGAGCCTTGGCAGGCGTCGGCGCGTTGGAAGCCACGCCCCAAAACGCTCAGGTCATGCGTCTTGGCCAGACCGGCACCTACACCCCTCCAAAGGTGCTGCCGCAGCTTGCGGCCCTGCTGCAGTCCCGTGGGATGCATCTGGCCGAGGGCGGACAGCCTGATGACCACCAGCACCCCAACTACGACGGGACCCCGGTGTTCCGCACCGGTGGCTTGAGCGGGCTGGGCGGCAAGTACGTGGAAGGCAAGGGCGACGGGACCAGCGACGACATCACGGCCATGCTGGCCAACGGTGAGTATGTCTTCAGCGCCGATGTGGTCTCCGCGCTGGGTAACGGCTCCAACAAGGCCGGGGCCAAGGAATTGGACCAGATGGTGCAGGCGATCCGATCCCGCGCCCGGTCTGCGCCCCCAGACAAACTGCCCCCGGACGCCAAGTCGCCGTTAGAATACCTGAAGTCGAAAGGCAAAAATCATGGCACTAACTGACAGTTACGCAACAACGGCCACGACGACGCCGCAGTATTACACCGACTATCTCAACAACATAGCCACCCGTGGCACTGCTGGTGCGAACGCGGCCCAATTTGTAGGCGCTTCGCCGCTCCAGACGCAGGCGTTCACCGATGTAAGCAAAAACCAAGGCAACTACCAGCCCGCGCTGACTGCCGCCGGAACAAACTTTGGGGCGGCCGCTGGTACGGATATTTCCGGGGCAACCCAGCCCTACCTGAACAACACGGCGGTGAGCGGCCTGACGCAGGCCAACCCGTACCTGCAATCCGGTACATCCAGCGCCGCCGATTTGGTCGGCGACTACATGAACCCGTACACCAGTGGCGTGGTGGACCAGATCCGGCTTGCGAACCAGCAGAACATCGCCCAGAACCTTTCCCCGTCCATCACCTCGGGTGCGGTAGGGTCAGGCCAATTCGGCTCCCAGCGGGGCGCAAACGCCCTCGCGCTGGGCATTTCCAATGCCAACATCGGCGCGCTTGGGCTGCAGAGTCAGGCCCTCCAGACCGGGTACACCAATGCCTTGCAGGCGGCCCAGCAGCAGCGTGCCAATCAGCTCACGGCGGGCAGCACGGCAGGCACCCTGCAGAACCAGTACAACCAAAACCAAGCCACGGCGGCGCAGGTTGCCGGTAATGCTGCATCGCAACAGGCGCAGGCTTTGAACAATGCCGCGACCGGCCAGATCAACCTTGGCCAACAGCAGCAGGCAAGCGGGCTGGCGGATGTCAACGCGCTGTCGACCCTTGGCGGCCAACAGCAGACCATTGCGCAGAATCAGCAACTGTTCCCGCTGGACGTGGCGGCCCGGCAGATGGCGGCCATGAGCGGCGCGCAGATCCCGACGACCACCATCCAGAACGCCACCGGGTCGCCTTTGTCGGCCATCGCTGGCTTGGGCGCATTGGCCACGGGCTTGTTCCAATCCCCGGGTTATGGTGGCAGGTCGGTTTACGACGCGCTGGCACCCTCAATAGGATCGGCTGCAGGGGATGCGTGGGGCGGCATCAAGGGTGCCGCTAAGAGCGCTTACAACTACGCTACTAGCGGAAGCTCTTACAACCCAAGCGGCGGCGGTGGTTCTGGACCAATAACAGGCACGCCTTACGACGATAACGGAAATCTAAACCCCGGCTACGAAATAGTTGGCAGCAATCCGGTGTACACAGGAAGGATAATTGAAAACAATCCTAGTGCGGGTGGTCCGTTAGACACTGGATATACAACGCCCACAGAACCTTACACGCCCCCGTATATTCCAGATTACAGTAATTACAACGAAGATTACTTTGCACAATAAGGCGTAGATCATGGCTGAACAATCCAATCTTCCCGGTCCTGAAAAGCTAAACTTTTATGGTGCTAAGGACGAGGACATAACCGAGTACCAAAATTCGCTGCAGGATGCGATGAAGGCGCTTCAGCAACGTTATGAGCAACCGAACTGGTTTAACGTAGCCGCTGGCCTTCTGAAGTACCAGCCGGGTGGTTTCATGGCTTCCTTGGGGAGTGCCGGAGAGGCCCTTGGCCAGAATGTAGAAAAACAACGCGAATCACAATTGCCTATTGCACAAATGCGCATTCAACTTGCCATGACCAAGGCAATTATGAACAACAACAAAACGGCTGCGGATATGGAAGCAGCTCGGTTGCTCAAAGGCGATCCTTTAACACCGCAATACGTATCTAAACTAGTTAATTTAGCTCCAAATTCGGCGCAAGCCAAAGCAGCGGACGCCGAACTCAAAACAATGCAAGAAAGCCAACGATTGGCTGCGTCAGAGGCCGCAACACGGTCCACCCAGTACGGAAATGCGTTGACTAAAGTCAGAGAACTAAATGCTGCTGGCGGTTTTGCAAACCCAAAAGATTACGCGGACGCATTGGCCGCCGTGGAAGCTGCGTACGGCCCGCTTACTCCTAACAAATTGCGTGAGCCGACCGAAACCGTTGGTGGCGTGGGTAAAAAAGTAACTGGCGGTGCGGGGGAAACTGATGCTGCTGCGGCTGCTGCTGCTGCAAAAACCCCTGATGCGGCTGCTGCTGCAAAAGCCCCTGATGCGGCTGCTGTTGCGGCTGATGCTGCTGCGAAGGCCAAAGTTACGCTTCTGCCAAACGGCGCTAAGGTTAACGAAGACGGTCTGGCTTTGTCCAAACTTGGAATCCCTATTATCAGCCAAGTTCGCACGCCTGAAGACCAAGAAAATTTACGAAAAACCGGTTACCAAAAAGATGGTAAATGGTTCACGAAAGAAGGGCACCCCATCGGGGAGGATAGTCTGCACTTTACCGGCAACGCAATTGACGTAGGCAAAATAACCGAAGCGCAAAAACAACTGCTAATTAAAAACGGTTGGAAACAGGGCAGCGGAATAGAAGCCAATCATTGGTCACGCACACCTTCTGCGGCTGCGGTAGCCACCGCAGCCCCTGCGGCCGCACCTGCCGATCCCGCCGCCGCTGCCGCCGCCGCACGAGCGAAAATTGAAAGCATTCCTGTAACGGTATCCAATAAATTGGAACCGTATCCTGCTACTTTCAACGCCGTACAAAAAGCTGGTATAGACCAACGAAATGAAGTTGTAAAAGCCAATGCCCTAAAAGCTGAAGCGGTCCCATACGATAACTACGTCCAGTCGCAACTGCTGCTTGCTCCGGGGTTACAAGCCAATGCAAAAGATACTTTTGCAAAACTGGAAGATTTCACCCTAAAGCACCAACCTGAAATTGCCCGGATGTCCAACTTGCTCAGAGAACAAGGCGGTTTTGCCGGAACACTTGCGCAAAAAGGCGTTGGTGTTTCCCTGATGGGCTACGGGGCCAACTTCAATGTGGATGTCCTCAGCGCATTGAAAAACAGTTTGCCCAAAGATCTGTGGTCCACCTTTGACGACTACACCGCGCTGCTGGGTAAGGGGGTGTACTACGGGCTGTTAGGAAGTGGCATTGACCCCAACAAAGAAAAAGATTTGACGGGTGCCGTGAAGGGCTACCTCACCTCGAACATTGACATAGACAAGACACCGGTGGCACAGTACGCGGGCATCAAGAATGCGCAACTGAATTTTGAACACCGCGCAAATGTGGCCGAGGCTTGGCGAAAACAATACCAAAAAGCCATTGACGCGGGCAGCCTTTCTCCTGCCGCTGATAGCATTAAGCACCCGGCCCTCCTTACGGAAGAAGAAGTACACAGAGCCCGTTTGGAAAAAGAACGCCAGAGGATTGCTAAACTTTACAGTGGAGGGAAATAGTAATGGCCGACGGAAAAAACTCAACAGCCCAAATGTCGCCTGAAGACTTACAGGCGGCCATGTCGGCCATCGTCGCGCACGAAACCGGTGCCGCACCTGCTGGTGCTCCCGCCGGGGTTGTTGTTGAGCAGCCTAGCATGCTAATACCGGCCGTGGGCATGGATGACCAGATAGCGGCGGCCATAGCCAAGGAGCGTCAAAAAGAACTTGATCAGGTTACATCGGAGCAGGCACGGCGTGATGCCATGAACCCGGTCACCCGCAAGTACGAAGACATCAAGAAATTATTGCCTGTGCCAATGCAACCGGGCGTTGATTACGGTGCAGAAGCGCTGGGCGGTATTCTTGCCGGTCAAGCTATCAATTCGGCTACCAAAGCGATACTCCCACAGTATGTACCGGGCACCCCAGAAAACTTGGCAGCGGAAGCAAATACGACGGGTTTTAAGACGGTGCAAGAAAAACACGAGCAGGCCCAAGCACAGCTCAAAGCCCACGATCCCATCATTCAAGCCCACGAGCAGGCTGTGCAAGAGCACGCAAATGAACTACAGCGCATGGAAGCCCGCGCGCAGGCGCTTCAAGACGCACACGAGATGGCTACGCGCGATCTACATGCCGCGCGGGCCGAGCAAAACGTGCATAAGATTCGCGATCCTGAGATGGAACTGCATGAGCGGATGGGGCCGCCCCCGCAACAAGAATCTGCGCCCAAACCCAAGGAAAAAGAATACTACGGCCGAAACGACCGGCGTTGGACCAGCTCGAACGAGACCAGCGCAGCAAATGCGGCGCGCAATCGTGAGGCAACGTCTGTTCTCGGGGCCATGGGTTTGAACCCCGATGAGGCCATATCCAAAGCCCCCGGCATGAGTCCAACTAGGAGCGGGGTGCTGGCCCCATCCGAGATAGTTGAGCCACAATTGGCACAAGAAAACGCCGCACACCAAGCCGAGCTTGATGCGCGGGCTCAACAGAAACGGGTGATTACCAATCAGATCGCTGCGGCCCAAGTCGCTGCGGACGCCAGAGCCGAGAGCATGCAGGAGCGGCAAAAAGCCGCAGCGGACGCGTTAAAAGAGCACCGGGCTGCTTTGAAGGCGCATATGTCAGCCGCCCCGGCGATGCCCTCGGCAGTTGAAAGGGCGCGGCAAACGGCCCTAGAAAACGAAGCCGAGTACAACAGGCTGTTGGCAAAAAGGCCCAACGCGCAAGCCCCGCAGGACAACCGGTTTACAAACCGGGTTGTCAACGGGTTGCGCGTGATTGGGAACATAGGAAAACGGTTTGTGCCCATGGCCGGTGCTGCAGTCGCCCCGTACGAAGCCGAGCAGGCTTACGAGGACTACAAAAAAGGAAATTACGGCCGTATGGCCGTGCATGGTTTAGGGACGCTTGGTGCAATAGCAGAATCCACTGGCATTCCTCCCGTTGTTGGTGCCGGTACTCTTATGCAAATACCATCTGCGTTATACGCAGGGTATGACGCCCTAAACTACGGCAACCTAACGGGACCAAAATAAGCTGAGGGTGATCACGAAGGCGATCCAGACAAGGACGCACTTGGCTAGGTAGGCAAGGCGGTCCATCACATTGTCCACCGTTTTTCTTTGAGTGCCCGAGCAACCTCGGTGTTCAGCGACTGCACGAACTTGATGCACTCCGCACGCTCGGCACGGGCGTACTTTATGGCCACGGCCTTCTCCACCGCCGCGCACAGCTCGTAGACGTCCACCTCGTCGGCGTATAGGCCATCTTTGTCGAGCATGTCGCAGCTCAAAAATACCTTGCGCATTTCCTCTTTTGTAAGCATGCTTTTCTCCGTGTTGGTGTAACTAAAGGTTAGATTATAATGCGGGCATGACCCTCGCCGAATACTTCAAGACCGATGTCCGTGGTGCGAAGGCCGAGATGGCCCAGTACCTCGGAATCACCGCAACGTGGATGGCCTTGCTGATTGCGAAGCGCCGTCAACCATCGCCTGCGCTTGCGGTTGCGATTGAAAAAGCGACTGCTGGGCTCGTAACCCGGCAGGAGCTTCGGCCTGACCTATTTGCGTAACCAGCTTACGCCACGCGGACAGCAGGGCCTTGTTGTCCTCCCGTAGCTGTTTGTTCTCGTCTACCGCTTGGCGGGCTATCTCCTCCAGAGTTTCCCGATCCCACTGCGTAAAGTCTGCCTTTGGCATTTGTCTTCCTTTTCTTCATTGAATCTAACAACACGTCCTGCACCCGGCGCTTGGTGGTCAGGCGCTCCAGCACCAGCTCGTCCACGGTGTTGCGGGCGATGATCCGGTGAATGAACACCGGGCGGTCGTAGCCCGCCTGTAGCTGGCGCGTCGGGCCGATCCGCTCGATTATCTGCAGGTGCTCTTCGAGGTTCCAGTTGGGCGAGAAGAACACCAGTATGTTGCCGCCGTCCTGCAGGTTCAGGCCGTGGCCAGCGCTTGCCGGGTGGGCGAACAGGACCGGGATCTTGCCCGCGTTCCAGTCCACGATAGTGGCGGGATTCTTGTCCAGATGCCTGCCCTGCGGGAACGCCTTCAGCAGCCGCGCAAGGTCGCTCTTGAAGTTGTAGGCCACCAGCACCGGCATACCCGCCGCCTCTTCGATGATGGACTCCAGCGCCTCCAGCTTGACCTTGTGGGTCTCCTTCCACTTGCCGGTGTCGTCGGTGTAGGCCGCCCCGGCGGCAAGCTGCAGGCACTTGACGGTCTTGGCGGCGGCGTTGAACGCCTCCAGCTCGATGCCCTCCAGCTCGGTGTACATCGCGTCCTCCATCTCCTTGTAGTGCTTGCGCGCCTTGGGCGGCAGGTCCACCATGATGTTGTTGACAATGGGCTCGTGCAGGTCAAACCAGTCCGCCGCGTCGATGGTCAGGCAGACGTCGCGCAGCTTGTCTTGGATCTCGTTTTGGGCACCCGGCAGCGGTATCTTGCTGAAGCCGTCGAAGCCGGTGCGGAACCAGCGCTGGTCGAACGCGGTGAACGTGCGCCCCAGCCGCGTCCCGGCGTCCACGAACCACGCCTGACCCCACAGGTCCTTCAGGCCGTTGCTGGCCGGTGTGCCGGTCAGCTCAATCAACCGGGTGATGCGGGTGTGGGCGATGGAGCCCAGCGCCTGCGCGCGCTTGCCACCCTGCCGCAGCCGGAAGGACTTGACCTTGGTGGACTCGTCCAGCACCACGGTCTTGTAGGGCCACCTGTCGCCCCAGTAGGCCACCAACCAGACCAGTTGCTCGTAGTTGGTGGTGTAGATGTAGGCCGGGGAGCGGATCGCCTCGATGCGCTCCTTCTCCGTGCCCGTGATCACCGAGACGTTGACGTCCTTCAGGTGTGACCACTTCAGGACCTCCGAGGGCCATGTGGTGGTCGCCACGCGCAGCGGGGCCACGATGAGCACCGGGTCGTCCTCGACCAGTTGCAGGCCGTCCAGCGCCGTCAGCGTGGCCACCGTCTTGCCTGTGCCCATCCCAGCCCACACCGCGCAGCGCGGCGTGTCGATGATGTGGTCGATGATCAGGTGCTGGTAGGGCCGGGGTATGAATTCTGTTCTCATGTGTGCAACACTCCCAAGCAGCCGATGAGCAAGACCCAGCCGCTGTAATCGACGTGGAAATAGATGCCCGCCAAGCCGACGGCGCAGAGGGCTACGTATGCGAATATTTTCATGCTATTAGGTTGTCCACGGCTTCGTAGGAATCAATGACTTCCACCAGCTCACCGAGCCTGCGCATGCGGTTGTGCTCACGCACTTGGTGGGGCTCTGGCTTCTTGCCGGGTGCCTTCAACTCAATCCAGATGGGCGTCCGGTTGGGCAGCATCACCCGGCGGTCCGGTGCGCCGACGTGGCCGACCCACTGGGCCTTGCGTATCTGGCCGCCGACGTCCTTGACGCGCTTGACGAGGTACTTCTCAATGTCCGATTCGCGTGTCATTCTTTGGCCTCAAGCAGCATTTCCAAGCCGGTTATGCGTTCTTCCGCTTCGGACAAATCGTCTTGCGTTTCCTCCAGCGCGGCCCGCGTGTAAATGGCGATGGCCAACAATGCGGCTTTCTCGGTGTCGCCCTTGATGTAGGCGATGCGCTCTGCTTCTTCTGGTGAAATCATGTCAGTCCTTTCTGTATCGGTATGTCTCAAACCCCGCAGCCGCCAGCGGCATGTCGGGTGCCCAGTCCGGGTTCGTGGCCAGCAACGATGACAGGTGGTCGGCGTTGAACTCCGGTTGGTCGGGGGCCTCGGCGATGATCTCGTCATGCACCGTCAGCACTATCTGGTAGCCCGCCTCTTCGATGCGGGGCATGTTGGCGGCCATCACGTCGCGGGCGACGGCTTGGCACAGGTTCTCGAACAGCTTACCGCCGTGCGTGCTGATACGGGTCCACTTGCGCGTGAACTGGTCCACGCCCATGTAGGTAACCGCGCCGTCCATTAGCTTGGGGTGCGGGTAGACCAGCGACCGGCCTGACGGCAACACGATTCGCAGCCAGCTCGTGCTGGTAATCTTCAGCCCCAGCGTGACGACGGTGGACCCCCGCATGTTTATGGCCCGTATGACCGCGTTTTTGAGTTGCGCCCAGTAGCTGGTGATGTTGGGGTGCGCCTCGCGCCACGCCCGCTTGAGCACGTCGCAGGCCACGAAGGCGTCGTCGGACAGCCCGTAGCGTGGGCGCTTCTCCTTGATCACGAAGCCAAAGTAGTTGTCGGCCGCGTTCACCAGCTCCCGTGGGGCATTCTCCAGCACCTTGTCGGCCAGCTCGTCGAGGTTGATGCCGTAGACCCCTGCGAAGGTCGCAAAGGCCCCCACGCCGCCCTCGTAGCCCAGCGCCAACTCCTGCACCTTGCCGACCTGCCGCTGGTCCTTGGTGACTTTGTCGGGGGTCGTGCCGAAGGATTTGCTGTAGGCCAGCTTGTACAGGTCGGGGCCGATGCCCTCGTCGAACTCGCGGAAGGCTTGGAGCTTCCACTCCTCGTTGGCCAGCCACGCCTGATCACGGCCCTCGATGTTGGACAGGTCGGCCACCACCAGCTTCTTGCCGGGCGGGGCGACGATGCAGCTACGGATGGCCGAGCTGGCCAGCTCCATGACGTTGTCGGTGGTCAGGTGCGCACACCCGGCCAGCATGGCCTCGATGCCCGCGTCGATGGCGTCCTGCCCGAGCGACGGCCGGGGCAGGTTCTGGGGCTGGAAGAGCCGCCCAGCCCAGCGCCCGGTACGCGCCGCGCCGTTGAACTGCAGGAGCCCACGCAGACGCTTGTCCGCGCTGGTGCCGCGTGCCAGCACCCTGTACTTGGCCGTGCTGGTGGAGCTGGCCTGCAAGCGCACGCGCAGCAGCTCCTTGAGCCCCGGGTCCACGTCCATGGCCAACGTCTTCTCCACCGTGGCCATCTGCAGGTCGGGCATGTCCACTGCGTAATTCTCAAGTATGTGCAAGCGCAGCGCTGCGCCTTGCGTGGTATTGGCAACGCGGCCGTCGGTCATCGCCAACGACTGCGCGGTTAGGTCGCTCTGCGCCCGGTCCACGGCGCGGATGGCCGCATGCACCAAGTCCATGTCGATGGCCACGCCCCGGTCGTTGATGCGCTGGTCGAGCTGCCACAGCGCCATCTCGGGCAGGTACATCGTGTTGTACGCGGGCATGCGGGTCATGACCTCGCGCATGGCCTCGATGTCGGACGCGGCGTACGCCTTGAAGCGCTCCCACTCCGCCGGGTGCGTGTCCCGGGTGGCGCGGACGATCTTGCGGTTTATGCCTTGGGGCTTGCAGAACAGGTTGATCAGCCGCTTGCCGTCCTTGTCCTTGGCCTTGTCGGCTGGCAGCCCCAGCACCTCACAGAGCATGCCCAGCGAGGCCGGTAGGCCGTGGCTCAGGGCCTGCACCATGGTGTCGTGGATGCGCGTGGTGGGGATGTCTAGGCCCCATACGTGCCGGATCACCGTGCGGTCAAAATGGCTGTTGTGGATCACCACCATCACCTTGGGGTCGCGCAGGCACGCATCCAGCTCTTCCGGCGGCTTCCCGAACGATGTGACGTCGTAGACCTGCACAGGCTCGTCGTCCACTGCCCACGCCACCAGCAGGATCTCTGCGTCGGCGGCGTAGGCGTGGGTGCCGTGAGTGATTGGGGTCTTGGAGTAGGTCTCCAAGTCCAAGTACAGCGTGGTCATTGGCTGCTTGCGGTACGGATGGCGTCGATAAGTTCTTTCAAGCCATCACTCAGGGATTCGGATTGGTAGACCCGGCCGATCAGGTCGGGATTCTTCTTTGCGTACCCTTCGCCCAAGACAATGTCGATAGCTTCAACAACGTCCCATATTTGATTTTTAATTCGGCTCATGTGTATCTCCAATGTGTATGTAAAAGGCGGGGGTACTCGCTGCGTCCGGCACCTACAGAAATCTGCGCGGCATCCGCTTTCCCCCCTATTCGTTAGACCAAGTCTTCCGCCGTCAGGTCGTCGAACTCGTCGGCATCGGCGATAGCGCCGCCACCGAAGTGCTCACCGTCGCGGTAGAACTGGACACCGGCCAGCGTCGCATTGATGCGCTTGCCGTAGTTGTTGTCCTGCACCCACAGCTCGACGCTGGCGTTGACGAAGCAGCCCGCGTAGGGCTTGCCGTCTTCCTCGGCCAGCGGGGACTTGTTGACGTCGATCACCAAGGGCCGCAGCGCGTTGCGTGCGCTCAGGTACAGCATGCCCTCGAAGCCCGCGTAATTGGACTTCAGGTCGCCGCTGTGCAGGCAGGTCTTGTCGGCCGCGCGCAGGGTCTTCAGGTTGGCGTCGGCCTTGACGCCCCACTTCTCGCGTGCCACGGCCTCGATGGCCGCGTTGACGGCCTTGACCTGCGGGTCCTTGGGGTCGAGCAGGAAGACCGCGCTGAAGGCGGGCTTGCCCTCACCGTTGACGGTCTTGGCCTCAAACAGGCTCGGGAAGCTCAGGCGTACGTTTGTCAGTTTCACTTTCATGGTGTTCTCCAAAGGTTAAGAATTTGTCACGTCGTCAAAGTCAGAAGCGGTCGCTGACGTAACCAGCACGGGCCGCTTATCGGATTCGGGTGCCACCGATGGCTGCCCTTCGGATTGGGTGATCAGGTCCTGAAGTCTTGTCCACTGGCGCGGCCCAACAGCCCCGGCCTTGAACAATTTCTCGATGCTGGTGGGGCTGGCCAACTTGTAGTCGTACATCTGGTCGTGCTTAACCCGCATGAGCTTGAGCGTCGCCTCGGCCTCATCTGGGTCGGCCCACTGCCGGTTGCCCTTCTTGCCCTGCACCAGCTTGTAGCCGTGGACCGGCTCACCGGCCAGCAGGCGGCGCTCGACCTCGGCACGCACGGCCTTGACCCACTTCTCGATCATGTCCGCGTTGGCCATGATGCGTGCCAGATCGCGCTCGTCCGCCGTCTCGGGCACCACGTCGTCGAAGTCATCCATGATCTGGTTGGTGATGGCCGGGCAGGTCGCCTTGGCCCTGCACCACTGGCAACCCTTCGCGGACACCACCAGCGGGGCATCCGGCTGCCGGGTTAGCTCCGCCGAGATCTGCACCTCTTCCATGAATTCATTCAACTCGGCCACGGGGATGGTCCACTCAGGGCTGGCGTTCAGGCGGGGCTGCACGATCATCATGCGCACGCGCTTGAAGTCGTAGGCCAGCTCATGCTCCACGTAAGCCGCAGCCGCGTACATCATGAGCTGCGGGTTCTCCTCGGCGTCCACCGCAACACCCCGACCGAACTTGGCGTCAATGACGATCAGCTCGTCCATTGTCAGGATCACGGCGTCGGCAGTGCCGTGGGCATCCTCTTCGCCGGTCATGTGCCAGATGGACAGCCGCTGCTCGACCAGCAGCTTGCCGCCGGTGGTAACGACAATGTCGCGCACCGTGTCCACGTAGGTCTGGATTGCCTGCGCCTGCTCGGCCTGCAAGATCAGCCCGGTTATGGGGTCGGTCACGCCGACGTACCCGGCTGCGTCAGTGCCTTGGATCAGGCAGTGCGACGCCACGCCGTGCATCATCGTGCCCTCCAACGAGGCGGCAGAGCTGGTGTCGGGTATGCCTTCGCACATCCGCACCGAGCCGGGGCAGGACATCCAGCGCACTGCGCTGCTGGGTGATAGCTGGGCGTGTGCGCTCATTTACCTGCCTCCAACATCGCATCCGCCAACTTATAAGCAAATTTTGCGTAAACTGATTCAACCCATGCCTTGTCCGGGTTAGCTAAAAGCCCTTGAAGCGCCTTGGCGGCAAAATAATCGCGCAAGCTCATACCCTCGTTATCGAAGGTTTTTCCAAGAATTACCTTAGAAGAAGGGAAGGCAAAATTGTTTTCTTCGCTCATGCCGCCAACTCCTCAAGGAAGGCCGCGTAGTCCTCGACCTTGAGCTGGGGACCCTTGGCCGCGCCGAACTTGGCCAGCGCCGCGATGACCTTGGCCTTGTCGACCTTGAAGGTGCTGGTGATGGCTGCGGCCACCTGAGCGTACTCAATACCAGCGGTCGTCGCTGGCGTAGAGGTTGTCTCCGAAATTGCGGTCACGGACGGGACGGAAGGCTTTTCCTCGGAGGTAATCGGGGTGTCGGCCTTGGGGCGCAGCTTTGGGACGGGGGGTGCCTCCTGCTGGGCTACGGGCTGGAAGCCCTCCAGTGCGCGGATCAGGTCCGCCATCATCTCGGTGTTGCGCTCAAGCGCTTGCTCTAGGCTCATGTGTGTATCTCCATAAAGCCACAACGGGATTGTTGTGGACAGGCCGATCCTACACCACTTTTCTGGCCGGTTTGTAACTTTTTAAAAATATTTTGTTGTGGGTACAAGTTTTTGTTGTACTATCGGGCTTCCCTTAACTTTTTGGAGATACACACATGAACTGGAACCCCTTCAGACGCATCGCCGACCTTGAGCGCCGGATCAACGAGATGCACCACGAGATGCTGGTCATAACTGCGGATTACGCTATGCGCATAAACATGCTGGAGCGGACCAAGGCCAAGGAAGCCGCCACTGGGTTTGTCAATACCGCGCCAACGCACAATTTGTTGACTGCGGAGGAGGCTCAACGGATCGCCGATAAGCGCGTGCGTGCCAACGCTGCCGCCCGGAAACACTATGCCAAGCGCAAAGCAAAAGAGGTGCAGCCATGATGCGGCTGGTCGAGACCGCCTTGGCCCTGATCGGCCTGAGCTGCACCGTGACGGTGGTGTTCTTTTACGTAGGCTACATGACCGTCTGCCCGCCGTGCGGTAACGTGTTGGCCGTCTTCACGGAGCACTGCAAATGAAGTACCGCAAGAAGCCCGTGGTTATTGATGCCGTGCAGTGGTTCAAGATGGGCGACCACCCTGCTGTGATTTATAACCACAACTCCGTCCCAACCATCAGAACGCTTGAAGGAGAATTGTTTGTTCCCCCGGGCTACTACATCATCACAGGCGTGAAGGGCGAACACTACCCCTGCAAGCCTGACATCTTTGAGATGACCTACGAACCTGTGGAGCAAGCATGATTGCCATGATAAAGCGCCTGCTGACCATGCCGTCCCCGTTGGAGATGGCCGCGCGTGAGCTGATGCAGGCCCAGCGGGCCAAGCTGGAGGCCGAGACCGCATTGGACTACGCCGCGCACATGGTGATGTACAACGACGCCCGCATCAAGCGGCTACACGACAGAGTAACTGAACTGAAGGAGCAGATATGAGAGAAGACACCGACAAAACGTGGATGGAAGTCCACGGCGGCTATGCCCGCGACATGACCATGCGTGATGAATTTGCGGGACGGGCTATGCAGGTGCTTAAAGATTACGTCTACAGCTTTGATGAGCTTAGTAAACAAGCCTACGAATTGGCAGACGCAATGCTGAAAGCGAGGGGAAAATGAACATCAGAGAACTTGCTGACCAAGCTGGGTTGGATTGGCATAGGGGCTGGACTCTTGATGACAATGAGCCAAACCGATTTGCAGTCTTTGCCGAGTTGGTAGCCGCGCATAAGCGTGAGGAGTGCGCCAAGATGGTTGACCATATTTTGAAAGAAGGTGGCGGAACTTATGGGGACGCAATCAGAGCAAGGGGCAAAGCATGACCGACTCACAGTTTTTAATAGTTCTTGGCACGGTTTACTTGGCCCCACACTTTCATCCGATTGTCAGCAATTGCATTGGGCTTTCTCTTTTAATCTTTGCTTCTCTTAAAGGATTGGGGTGGCTATGAACGACGAAGACGATGACGAAGACATGCTGGTCAGCCTGTTGTTCACAGTGTTGACCGTTGCCGTGGTGCTGTTCGTAGTGGGCGGCGTTGGTATTACTTTATGGAGTCTGCTCACATGATCCAGACCATCTTCATCCCGGTCCTCTTTGTCTGCATGAACAACAACTGTGAGTTCATGCAATCACAAACGTGGTTCAAAACTGAACCGCAATGCCGCGCTGCGGTGGAATTGCAGAAGGACAATTTACGCAAGATGGCCGCGAAGGGCGAGGCGACCATCACCCTGATCGAGGGCACCTGCATAACTTTACGAAATGGAATGCTATGAAAACTGAAGCACAAAAAGTGTGGGATGCATTGAAGAAAATATACGGTACGAACCTAACCGCAGCGGTTTCCAATGTGGTGCTGGTTGACGGGCACAAGCTGGAATACATAACCGTAGTGCTGCCGGGCGACTTAAATAAAAAGGACAAGGAAAATGAAAACTGAAGAAGACGAAGCGTTTGACGAACTCGCCCGTAGGCAGGGGATGTGGGGTGGCGGCTTTCAAGCCAAGAGGGCTATGGCTGCGGACAAGTTGCAGGAGCCAGCAGGCGAACGTGCTTGGTTTACGATTGCGGAGTTAAACGCATGGGCTGACAAGAAGTTAGCCGATAACCCGCAATGGGTAATGCCAACTGAAGAACCTGAACGCATAGCAGCCTTGGCACAGCCAGCGCAGGAGCAAGAGGAGGATTGGGGTGCGCTTGCTGAAAAGCAGTTGGCATCAATTAAACGTGACACGCAGGCAAGCTTTGAAGACGCAATGGTTCGCGCTACGCATAAAGTGAATGCGGAATTTGAGGCACAGCCAGCGCAGGAGCCTGTGGCGCGTGTGAGATTTAGCGGTGAAGAAATTGTGTGGCTCACGGATGAGCCTCTTGAATCTAATACTTTGCTTTACACCAAACCACCAAAGCGCGAATGGGTAGGGCTGACGAACGATGAGGTCAACCACTTTGCTGCGGGATGTCATTTGGGTAAGTCTGTGCAGGCTGCTATCTACGAAGCTGAAGCCGCGCTAAGGAGCAAAAACAATGGAACGTGAAGCATTGAAGCTGGCGATTGAGGCGTTGGAAGAGTATGCAGACCAAGAAGGCAAGACAAGGGCAGCGGACGAAGCCATCACCGCTATCAAAGCAGCATTGGCACAGCCAGCGCAGGAGCCTGTGGCGTGGGTGTGCGAAGGGTCTGCGTCCGATGAAAAACACACAATTGATTATTGGCAGGAGGATGTAGATGACATTCCAATTGGCACGTTGCTTTACACCACACCACCCCTGCCAGTGCAGCCAGTGCAGCCAGTGCAGCCAGTGCAGGAGCCTGTGGCGTGGCAACGCGCTTGTGCAACGTGCAGATACAACACGCATCCGAACGGAAAGTTTTGGTGCAACGGTTGCGGAGGGCCTACTTTTTCTGAGTGGGTGCCGATTGAAGCCAAACTCAAGGAAAAGAACACATGACTAAAGCAGAAGCACTGCGCATCCTCAAGTTGTTGAGCGCAATGGAGTCGTGGGCATTTAGCCAACCCGACAGAAGGCTCCCCGACTATTTATTGGAAGATGTTGGCAGCGCAATGGAGTTGCTTGAGAGCATCGTTTTGGAGAAGAAAGCATGAACGTAATGCAATACTTGAACGGCCTACGGCCAGCTATACCAATGTCCGCCGAGCGGCCTTGCACCCCTATGAGCAATGGGGAGTTGCGCAGGCACATGGCCCAAGGTGCGGTACTCATCAACGGTGAGACGGTGACCCCAGACGAGCCGATGGACTTCCCCGTCTTCTCGTTGGTGTTCTTTCCGAAGTCAACGAACCGCAGGACCACAATCGTATGATTTGCCCCACCTGCAACGCGTGGACCCGCACGCTGGAGACGCGGGAGAAGCCCGGGCACACCACGTACCGCCGGTACGAGTGCGCCAACGGGCACGCCATCAAGACCTTGGAGTCGGTGATCGTCGTGCCGGTCCCGGTCACGCGGGCCGATGAGGTGCGCAATCTGATGCGCAAGGACTACCTCGGCGGCATGACCGCGTCCCACCTAGGGCTCTGCCTCGGCATGACTACGCGCTTGGCTAGAGAGATATTCGTGAAGATGCGGGACGCCTACGTCAGGAGCTGGATCGTCGAGAAGGACAGGTGGGTGGGGGTCTGGGCCCTCGCCGAGGACATCGAAGACGTCCCACGCAACTGCCCGAAGCCAACAATGAAACCACCGAAAGCAAAACAATGAGCACCGAACTGAAGTCAGGAATAGAGCAGGCCGTGGCGGCCGCAGGGTCGCAGGCCAAGCTGGCCGACATGCTGGGCTGCACGCAGCAGAACGTGTCGTTCTGGGTGAGGCAGGGCTACGTGCCCGTGGAGCGCATCCGGGAGATCGAGCAGGCCACCGGCGTGCATCGGTCTATACTGATTGACCCCGCGCTTATAGACCTGCTGTCACCGGCGTCGGACCTATAATCGTTTCGGAACACGGCTAGGTGCGAAGTCATGAGCGCACCGAAAAGCGAACTACCCACGCAGCCGTTGTTCACTTTTTATTTGGGTACGTTTGGGTATAAAAATGACACAGACAACACCAGACCTGCCACCAATCGGGCAGGTATTCAAGCCGCAGCACATCCCGCAGCAGCTCAAGGACATGCGACGCTGGGCACCATGGAAGGCCGTGTGGAACGAGACCCGGCAGAAGTACGACAAGATCCCCTACCACCCTGACCACTACGGCCTGAGCACCAAGGACGTCAAGCGCTGGGTGGACTTTGACACCGCCAACAGCTCCCAGCGGCTTAACCCCAACAAGTACAAGGGCGTGGGCTTCGTGCTCACCGACATCACCGACGTGGTGGGCATCGACCTCGACGACTGCGTGGCCGACGGCAAGATCGCCGAGTGGGCTCAGGAGATCATCTCCGCCGTTGGCAGCTACACCGAGTTCAGTCCCAGCCGCAAGGGCATCCGCATACTGGCCACCGGCACCTTCCACACCGACTGGAACAACCACGACGTGGGCATCGAGGTCTACGCGGGCCACGCGCCCCGCTTCCTGACCATCACGGGCGACGTGTCCTACAACCGGCCCGCGCTCATGCGCGAGGCCCCGGCAGAGGTCCTGAGCGCCCTGCACAGCCGCTACGGCCGTGGACGGACCACCGCCAACGTGATACCCATCCAGATGCCCGAGCTGATCCCCTACGTCCTGCTGGACGACGTGGAGGACATGGACATACCCGACGCCACCAAGGAGATACTGCTGCACGGCCCCGACGAGACCGACGACCGCTCACTGGCCCTGCACCGCACCGGTGTGCAGCTCTACAGCGCGGGCTACAGCGACGCCGAGGTCCTGTCCATCATGGCCAACAGCCAGCCCCTGTTCGACGTGGCCCTGTCCCACCGCCGCATGGACGACGAGCGCGCCCTGCAGTACCTGTGGGTCGAGCACTGCCAGAAGGCCAAGCCCAAGGCGGTCACCAAGGACGCCACCATGGCCGACTTCCAAGACCTGAGCAGCGACCCCGAGGTGGCCGCCCAGACAAAAAAGTCCGAGGAGGCTAGGGCCAAGGCCGAGGACCGCTTCAAGCTGGAGACTGCGGCCGAGTTCGCCCAGCGCCGCAAGTCGCTGTGGATCGTCAAGGGCGTGGTGCCCATGGCCACGCTGGGCGTCATCTACGGCGCGTCGGGCTCGGGCAAGTCGTTCTGGCTGTTCGACCTGATGGCCGCCGTGGCCCGCGCGCAGGCCGTGAAGGACACCGCCAACGCCGTGCAGGCCCTGTGGCGTGGCAAGAAGATAAACCCCGCCCGCGTGTGCTGGATCGCCGCCGAGGGCGTGGAGGACATGCGCAAGCGCGTCTTGGGCTACTGCACCCACCAAGGCATACCGCTGGCCGATCTGCCCATGGAGTTCATCGGCGAGGCACCCAACTTCATGGAGGCAATTGACGTCAAGGCCGTGATCAAGCAGATACGCGCCCGGGGCAAGTTTGAGGTCATCGTGATCGACACGCTGGCGCAGGTCATGGCGGGCGGCAATGAAAACTCAGGCGAGGACATGGGACAGGTGCTGGCCTACTGCCGCGAGATCACCCGGCTCACCGGCGCGATGGTCGTGCTGGTCCACCACAGCGGCAAGGACGAATCCCGGGGGGCCCGGGGATGGTCAGGGCTACGCGCTGCAGCCGACTTTGAGATGGAGATCATCCGCTCGGACAACGACCGCGTGGCCACGGTCACCAAGATGAAGGGCGGAGAAGACGGCGGCGAGTACGGCTTCAGGCTGGAGACCGTCACGGTCGGAAAGGACGACGACGGCGACATGGAGACGACCTGCGTGGTGGTCTACACCGACAGCAGCCGGGCGTCCGTGGCCGTCACCAAGGGGCCGAGCGGGGCGCGGCACAAGCTCATCGTCAAGGAGGCCACGCGGCTCATCGAGCTGGCCGGGTCCGGCGTCACCTTTAGCGAGATTGTCGAGGTGGTCTGGCCGAAGTACCCACGGAACGACGAGAGCAAGCGCGACCAGCGAAAAACCAACGCTGGGCGCGACTTGCGGGACGTCATTGCGGCTGGGCATCTGGCTCAAAACGACGATGGCGTGGTCAGTTTGCCGGACGCGGGTGGCGTGTAGGTTTTTGCATGTTTGTAAAAAATAGCTTGCTTCATTGCTTCAAGATTGCTTCAGAAGGCTTCAGAAGCATGGCAGGTTGCTTCATTCGCTTCATCCCCCTTTAGGGGGTGAAGCATGAAGCAGAAGCCTGAAGCCAATTTGGGAATTATTTACAAAAACTATCGTGGTGGGATTTACAATAGAAATATTTTACAAATAAACGCTTGTAACATCCAAAAAGCGGGTACACTTCAGGCATCGCAACAACGCGATGACACACAAACACACAGGAGTTAAAAATGGCAAAAGCAGCAAAGTTGGTGGTGGAGTTGAACGAAGGTTCCGTGGATCGTCTGGGCATGTTGTTGGCACAGATCGCTGACCTGACCAAGGAAGCCGACGCGATCAAGGACGCGATCAAGCTGGCCGGTGAGTCCATGGAGGGCTCGTTCTTCAAGGCCACGCTTACCAAAGACGTCGACAAGAAAATCTTCGACAAGGAATTCTTCGTCCAGCAGCACGGTGAGGTTGCGTACGACGCCTACACCAAGAACATCCAAATCACTTCCGTCAAAGTCACTTCCCGCTAAACCCCCCGCCCCCTCGGGGGCATCTTTTGAAAGACCTCATCATGATCCGTTTCGCAACCGCTTCCGCTCAGACCACATTCCGCTCCACGAGCCCCCTGAGCAACGACCAGATCGCCTACCACGCGCCCAGCGTGATGGCCAGCGAGGCCCACCACTCCCGTGGTGAGCGCTACGCTTTCATCCCCACGATCCAAGTGATAGACGGCCTGCGTGCCGAGGGCTTCGAGCCCTACGAGATCCGTCAGACCATGGTCCGCAGCGCTGACAAGCGTGAGCACACCAAGCACATGGTGCGCATGCGTCACCTCAACTCGATTGCCACCAGCGAGGAGGTGCCCGAGATCATCCTGCTGAACAGCCACGACGGCAGCTCCAGCTACCAGATCATGTCCGGCGTGTTCCGCTTCGTGTGCTCCAACGGCCTGATCGCGGGCGATATGTTCAACAACATCCGCGTACGGCACAGCGGCCGCATCGTCGACGACGTCATCGAGGGCGCTACCCGGGTGCTGGAGGACGCCAAGCAGATCGGCAGCCGCATCGCCGACTACAAGGCCATCACGCTGGACCACGACGAGCAGGTCGCGTTCGCCAAGGCCGCAGGGCAAGCCCGCTGGGGTGACGACGCCCCGGTCACGCCCTACCGCATGCTGACGGCCAACCGCTGGCAGGACAACAAGGCCGACCTGTGGACCACGTTCAACCGCGTGCAGGAGAACATGCTCAAGGGCGGCGTCTCCGGCCGCAGCGCCACCGGCCGTCGCATGACGACACGCGCGGTGGGCGGCGTCACCGAGAATGTCAAGCTCAACAAGGCGCTGTGGACGCTGGCCGATACCATGGCCGCCCTGAAGCTGGACAAGGCCACCGACCAGTTCGTCGAGGCCCACGAGCACGCGTACCTGTAAACCAACCCGGCCCCCTTCGGGGGGCCACAACCAAGGAGCCAGCATGGCCACAACAAAGAAAGCCCCGGCAACGCCCACAGAATCGGCTGTGGACAGCGTCCAGACCTACCGGATGCCCAAGGACGTCGCGGACTGGATCGAGGGCGCTACGGCCCGGATAACGTACCTGACGACGACCGTGGACCGGTTGAAGCAGGAGAACAAGGACCTGCGCATGGCCAACAAGGTCATGGAAGGCCGGGTCATGGGCAATTCACAGGAGTAGGACATGAGCAAACCAGAACTGAGCCCGTTGGCCCGGCAGATACTTGGCCACAGCAACACCGTGCAAATGTTTACGCAGAAGGAATTCGACCGGGCGTTGGAGGAGGCCAAGGCCGAGATCATGGCCTTCGCCATCGACGCGGCCCGGCAGGCCGTGGCCATGGAGAACGAGGCGTGCGCGAAACTGGCCGAGGACTGCGTGGACATCGAAATGCTGGCCTACAACATTAGGCACAGGCTATCGAAGCGGGTGCATTGATAGAAATATTTTTTTCCGGGTATGCAAAATGCTGTAACTTTGAGTTATACTAGCGCTGTCTTCAACACACACACACACCGGAGCACACCATGAACAAAGTATTCGACGAGAGCCTAGACCACATCATCCGCAACGACGACGACAAGATCTTCGTCGAGCCCTACGGCACCGACGGTGTCTGGCTGTCGATCCAAGCCCAGCGCAGCGCTGGCGTCACCAGCGTGGGCACGTCGATGTCCATCGAGACGGCCCGCCAACTGCGCGACGCGCTGGACGCGGTACTCGCAGGCGTGGCCCTGCCGGTCTTCACCGTCGAGGCCCTGACTGCGGGCAAGAACCACCACTACACCATCGACGTGCACGCCAAGGACGAGGACGCCGCCATCGACTGCGTGCTCCAGCACTCGTTCGACGAGTTCCGCATGCTGGCGTGCGGATCGACTGAGGTGGTACTGTGAGCCCGGTCCAGATCCACGTGGAGTTCAATGACCTCTACATGCGGCACGTCGCCACGCTGGGCAGCGGTGATCCCGAGGACCGCGCGCCGTGGGCGTGGGGCCACACCGAGAAGAAGGCCATCGACGAGCTGCTGGCCCTCGAGGGCCTGCCGCAGGACACGCCCTACGTTCTTTGCTAAACTGCGGACAGCCCGGGCAGCCGGGCGTCAACACGCATGGGGACTGGTCCCGGCATATTGCCGTGATCGACGGAGCCGCTAGTAAGGGCCAGCCTCCATCCGTGTTGGCGAAAGTGATTACCCCGCTATGGGTGCCGAGGACTAGCCCCGTGCCCTCCCGTGAAGATATCGGCGAGTAGCCGCCAACAACTTAAACGCGCTGCAAGATGCGCTGAAGGGCACAAATGGCAACTGGTAAGAAGATAGGCAGGCCCAAGGGCATCTCACCCTATCCCAACAAGGAGCAGATCAAGATTGATCTGGTGGCGTGGATTGCGCAGGGCAAGACGCTGCGTGAGTTCTGCCGCCAGAAGGGCATGCCGCACAACACAGTGCTGTACGACTGGGAGCAAGAAGACGCGGAATTCGCCCAGCGCATCGCGCACGCACGGGAGACGGGGCACGATGCTATAGCCGACGAGTGCGCAGCGCTTGCGGATACAGAGCCGCTGGCTGTGTTCGACGAGCAGGGCAACAAGCGCTACGACCCCGGCAGCATCGCGTGGCGCAAGAACCAGATTGAGACGCGCCTAAAGCTGTTGGCCAAGTGGAACCCGCGCAAGTACGGCGACAAGACGGTGCTGGCGGGCGACCCTGATGCTCCGGTGAAGATTGCCGTGGACTTCGTCACGTTCGACGCGATGCTCACCAACATCGAGCTGCTGCGCCACGATGGGCAACCTAGCTGAACTGCTGCGCGACCCGCAGGTGCGGGCGCAGTACGCCAAGCTGCCCGTTGAGCACCGCGCCGCGTTCGACTGGCGCGCCAAGTGGCTGCTGGCCGCGCACAAGCACCAGCTCGAACCGCTCGGCACTTGGTGGAATATCCATTTGATGGTCGCAGGCCGGGGCGCGGGCAAGACGCGCGCGGCCGCCGAGAACCTAGGCTGGTGGGCATGGCAGAACCCCAACACCCGGTGGCTGGTGTCGGCCCCAACATCGAGTGACCTGCGCGCGACCTGCTTCGAGGGCGATAGCGGGCTGCTATCGGTGATCCCCCCGGTGTTGATCAAGGACTACAACAAGTCGCTGCATGAGCTGGTGCTGGTCAACGGCAGCCTGATCAAGGGCATCCCGGCGTCCGAGCCCGAAAGGTTCAGGGGCCCGCAGTTCCACGGCGGGTGGCTGGACGAGCTGGCCGCGTGGGACTACCTGCAGGAGAGCTGGGACATGATCATGTTCGGCATCCGGCTGGGCCAGCGCACCAAGCTGATCTGCTCGACCACGCCCAAGCCCAAGGACGTGGTGCTGGACCTGATCAGCCGCGAGGGCGACGACGTGGTGATCACGCGCGCCTCGACCTACGCCAACATCGCCAACCTAGCCCCGTCGTTCCAAAAGCAGATCCTGCAGTACGAGGGCACCAACCTTGGTCGGCAAGAGATACATGCAGAGATTATTGACCCCGAGGAGGGCGGGATCGTCCACCGGGACTGGTTCCGGCTGTGGCCAGACGGCAAGCCCTTCCCCAAGTTCGAGTACGTGATCCAGTCCTACGACTGCGGCTACAAGGACAAGGAGGCCAGCGACCCGACCGGCAACATCACGCTGGGCGTGTTCAAGCCGCTGGACGGCGGCATGTGCGTGATGGTGATCGACTGCTGGCAGGAGAAGCTGACCTACCCCGACCTGCGGCCCAAGATCATCGACGAGTACGAGACCGTGTACGGCGAGGGGCGCGAGAAGAAGCGCGTGGACCTGCTGCTGGTCGAGGACAAGGCGGCAGGCATCTCGCTGATACAGGACCTGCAGCGGGCCGGGCTGCCGGTGCGCGGCTACAACCCGGGGCGGGCCGACAAGAGCCAGCGCCTGAGCATCGTGGCCAACATCATCAAGGCCGGGCGCGTATGGGTGCCGGAGAGCAGCGTGCGCAAGGGCTACGTGCGGGACTGGGCCGAGGGCATGGTCAGCCAGATATGCTCGTTCCCCAACACGGCGCACGACGAGTACGTGGACTGCATCAGCCAAGCCCTGCGCTTCTTGCGCGATGCGGGCTGGATCAGCATCGACTTCCCCCGCGAGTGGGTGGACGAGGAGGACTACATTGACGCGGGCGGCCCAAGCCGCGAGAATCCCTATGCCGCGTAGAATGCGCGTCAAACCCTATCTAACCAACCGCCATGAACACTGAGGCGCAATATGACACAGCACAAGAAGGACCATTCTGGCGAGTCCGCCCGCGCTCTATTGAAAAAAATAGCGCAAGAGCTCAAGGACTACGAGAAACGGGTGGGTCCGATACCCAAGATGCACGCGGCCTATCACGAGGCCCAGTTCCGCAACCACCTTCGGATGAGGAAATCCGCAGCCTGATCCAGACCGGCGCGACGCCATTTCACCGGGCCGCCGACACCTACACCAGACAGAACCTTGGCCGGGCCTACGCCCCGATTGAGAATAGCGAAAGCTCCCTGCGCAAGCAGGCCCCCATAGGCCGCACCTTCATGTTGGCCACCGAGGGCGGACCGGAGTACAAAAAGGCCGTCTATGACGCCTACAAGCGCAAAATGCCCAAACATGTGGGCGATGCCCGCGACTACGACGAGCTGGTAACCAAAGCCTACGGCCATCTGAACCGTGAGACCAAGCAGCAGTTTGACACGCTGCCCCTGAACATGAGCTTTCACCGCAACGGCGAGGGCAACTACAGCTCCAGCAAGGAAATGCTGCGTGACGTGCATGGCAACAAGCACCTGTACGTGTTTCAAGGCGGTGAGCCCCACCCCATGATGAACAACGTCGATCCGGCCACCGGGCTCAACGACACTGAGATGTTCCGGGCGGTCCACGACCTGTACGGCCACGCCTTGCACGGCAACGAGTTTGGACCCAAGGGCGAAGAGAAGGCATGGGCGGCGCACTCCGGCATGTACAGCCCGCTGGCGCAGGCCGCCATGACCACCGAGACTCGTGGACAAAACAGCGTGGTCAACTACACCGGGCTGAACGCTGAGATCAAGCAGCAGGTCCGCAAGCTGGATGAGGCCGCCTACCATGCCATGCGCAGCCGAGACACCGCGCAGGCCCAGCGCTTCCTTGAGCTGAAGAAAGATCTGCTGTCAAACCACTTTACCTATGGGCCGCAATCGCCTATCCTGCTGCCGCCTGAGATGAACCGGGGTGACTACGCCGGGGCCATTCCGTCCTACATCCGGCACCTGATCAAACCCAAAAACCCGACCAGCGCCGAGCTGACCCACTTCAGCAACGAGCCCAGCCTAGTCCAAACCGACCCGCGCTACTACGGGACCGGCATCAAGGGCCGGGAAGAACAACGATTGTCCGAGCCCGGCGCGATCCGAAACCGGACGCACTTCTACGTTGGCAAACCCGAACGTGGTGAGCCCGGCCTTGGGCCCCACCGTTACACCGCGCACGCCAGCGACCTGTACGACGTGGCGGCAGACCCCGACAAGCTGCACCGACTGGCCATCGAGCACAACATCACCCCATGGACGGCCAAATACAATCAGGGCATCGCTGACCCGCAAGGCGCATTCAGCGACTTAGAGCGCATGGCACACGAGCACGGCTACGGTGGCATACTCCAGCGCAACACCAGCATGCCCATGGCGGCAGTATTCGGCGCGTTACCGGTACGAAAGGAATCAACGTGAAACTGTCAATCGAGCAGATGCTGCGTGAGCTGATGAGCCGGACTCGGCATCTAAAAGGCGGTGGCCAACCGGATGATGACGATGACGGCAATATTGTTGACAGCCCCCGCGTGGCAGCCGCCAAGGCAGCGCTAGACCCTAAAACCCAGACCGTCAACAACCCCCAGCGCAACGCGTTTCCCGGGATATACAAACGCCCGGACGTGATCGCCAAAGAAGCGGCTGCCCGCGTAGAGCCAGAAGATCCATCGCTCAAGCGTTTGTTCGGCGTCACCCGCGAGGACTTGTTCCAAATGGGCAAGGGCCGTAAGGGTAACCTGCCGGGCACTCTACCCGGTGCCGCCGCCAAGCCACGAGGATCGGAAGCCGCCGCCAAGGTGATGACGTCTAGAAACGAGCAACGCATTCTTGACGTGCTAGGGGAGGCCGAGAAGCACCACGCGCTGATCCAAGGCATGGACCCGTGGTACATCATGGACCCGGCGTTTCAGCGCATGGCGCAGCTCATTGGCAAGGAAAACGCCATACGTGAGTACGACAAGCTCAACCATTTGATGGGCATGGCATCTCCGGCCAGCGAGGTCATGACCGAGATTCCGCGTGGAACAGCGGCCTACATGATGAGCACTCAGGGGCGTTTTGGTGAGTTCCTGAAGCACGCCGGTAAAGCCGAGGACAAGCGCACTCGCAGGTTTCCGGCAGACATCCGCAACGTGCCCGGCCACGCGTACCACAAGACCGCCCAAGCCGGACCAATGGACAAGTATCTGGCGTCTGGTGAAATGACCATGAAAACGCCCAAGGTGCCGCTCTACATCCAATCCAGCGGCGTACCGGAGACCGGTTTCCAAACAGCAACTCCTGTTGGTGACGCGCACTGGAGCCGTGGCGTTGGATTGGCCGACACCCGCAACCGCAAAATGGTCAAGGGCCGAGAGGCAATCCCCGGGGCGAGTGTTACCAACCCTGAGATGACCTTGCTTGCGCCGTGGTGGCGCGAACAGATCGCCGCCAAGCTCGGCCTTGAGGCTGGCCCAGCGCAAGGACGCGCATGGGGCACGTTTGCACCGCAGACCGGCGTGGACACACCAATTGGCGCAGGCAAGCTAGAGCTGCTGGCCCGCAACATCATGATGACCGCGCATCGCCTTGGCGTAACACCTGAGACCGCCCGCGACATGCTGTTGACCGGCAAAGCCTATGCTGGCAAAGCAGAGGGCGGAGCCGTTGGATATGCTGACGGCGGCCATGTTGAACCCGACAAGGACACCATGTTGGCCAGCCTGATGATGCACAAGGCACCCAACTTGATGAACATCAAGGACGTCGGCGTCAATGAGGCACCCGACCTGCCCATCAAAGCGTTCGTGTCGCCCAACGGCGGCAACGGCGAGGGCTTACCTATTGGTGGCGTGGACTTCCAGCCCCTGACGCCCGGCAACCAGATGATGCCCATGCAGCCCGGCCAGCCGCAGGGTGGCCTGCCGCCACCGCCCGGGCAGCCACCAGCTATGCTCGGACAGTCACCAGCTATGCTCGGACAGTCACCAGCCCCTCCACCACGGCCCGGGGCACCCCAAAGCAACATCCTTGCATTGACGCCCCAAGGCCAAGCCATGCAGGCCATGCGGCCGAACCCACAGGCCATGCCACAGCGCCCCGGCCCTACAGGGCCACGCATGGCGCGCGGCGGATCGACCCATGACATCCAAATGACGGAGCGCCCACTGTGAGCTTCTACTCCCCTATCGACCGGTTGGCCCAAACGCTGCCCCGTCCAAAGGGGACCGGCGCGGAGTTCATGACCGAGTTGAGCAAGATGCCCGGCTACAAGGCGCAGGAGGCCGAGGACCGTGGGCTACAGGCGCTGATGAACCTGCCCAAGATGGAGCGGGCGCAGTTCATGGAGGCGCTGAAAAGTAAGCCGCCCGTGGTGCCCAAAGTGACAAACAATGATGGCACGGACGATCCCAGATATTTGACGCGGGAAGAGCGGCTGTATGGAGACAACGAGAACCAAGCATTCCACGAGCAATACACATTGCCGGGTGGAAAGAACTACCGCGAGATATTGTTGCAACACCCAAAAGGCAAGTTTGAAGGCGTAGAGACCCATTTTGGTGGCACGCCCAACATACTGGCCAGCGTCCGAGCCAAAGACCGTACCGGGCCCAACGGCGAGAAGATATTTCACATCGAAGAACTTCAGTCCGACTGGCACCAGCAAGGACGCGAACATGGCTATCGAGCCGAGGGCGAAGCAAAAAGATTATCTGGTGAGCCGTACAAAATTGCTGAAGATGAGTACGGAATCAGATGGTCAGACGGCAGCGTTGACGATGATGGACACAGCGAACAGTACGCGAGAAGGATTGCTGCACAAGGCAAATTAACTGGGAAAGTGCCCAATGCCCCGTTCAAGAAGAACTGGCACGAGATGGCGCTCAAGAAGATGATCCACCACGCCGCCGAGAACGGCTACGACTCTATTGCCATCACGCCGGGCGCGGAGCAGGCGGATCGGTACAATTTGGCCAAGCATATTGATTCAATGATTGTTGGCAAAGAAAACGATGGAACATATTCTTTGGCAGCCAATAAAAGCGGCAAAGAAGTTATCAAACGAGATAACATTCCAAAATCTGAACTTGAACCGCTTGTTGGCAAGGAAATGGCGCAGCGCATTATTGAAGGCGCAGGGAAAGACATTGGGCATGGTGAGCAAGAGTATTCTGGCCTTGACCTTCAAGTCGGCGGTGAAGGCATGAAGGGCTTCTACGACAAGATCGTGCCCAACTTCCTGAACCAGTTTGGCAAAAAGTACGGCGCAAAAGTGCAACCGGGCATGGTGTCAATCGTCAGCACCCCGGCACAGCATCATGGGCTTACTGAAAGAGAGTTTCAAGCGTTACCGCCTAATGCGCAGCAAGACATGGTACGGCAGCATGCCTATGCACATCAAGGCGCAAAAACGGAAGTTCCTGTTCATACGTTCCCCATCACCCCAGAGATGCGCGAGGACGTGACCAAGAACGGCGTGCCGCTGTACGCCGACGGCGGCAGCGTAGAGGGCGAGGAGCCCAAGAAAACGGTCAAGGCATACAAGCTATTCCGCGTGCACCCCAAACATCCCGGCAAACTGTTCCCGCTGTTTGTGGACGCCAACACACCGGTGGAGATGGACAAGTGGATTGACGCCAAGGAAGGCGAGATGGCCAAGGGCAAGGTCAAGTCCAAGATTGGCCCACTGGCGTACCGTCCGGGCTGGCACGCCGGGGATCTGCCCATCGCTACCCACATTGGCGAGAAGTCCGACCCGTCGTTGACCGCGCCCGACGTGCGCCCCGAGAATCACGCGTGGGCCGAGGTCGAGATGCCGGACGACGTGGATTGGCAGGCCGAGGCCACCAAGCGCGGGACCAATGCGCAGGGCCGGGTAATCCCGGTCAAGGCGCACATCACCGACCAGATACCCAAGGGCGGCCACTACCGCTACAAGACCAACCCGAACATGACCGGCAATTGGCTGATTGGCGGGTCGATGAAAGTTAACCGCGTGTTGACCGACAAGGAAGTGGCCAAGATCAACAAGGCCGCAGGGCTTGCGGACCTGCCTCGGGCCCAGCCGTTCAAGGCCAAGAAGTTTGGCTTTGCTGGCGGCGGCACGGTGGCTCCCGACGAGTGGAAAGCCGAAGCGCACGTGAACCACATGGCCGACGGTGGACCCGTGCCGCCCCTGCGCCCATTGAGTCCACAGCTTGCTGCCATGCGTGAGCAATTGGCCCAGCAGGCTGCGCTGCACAAGGCGTACAACGAGGCCATGACCTACGTGAACACCAACCAGATGCCGACTTTCAAGGATTGGGTGGCGTCGCAGGGCAAGGCTGGCGGCGGCAAAGTGAAACCCCTGTCCGAGCAATTTAATTTTGGCAAGGCAGAAGAATTTGATCCTATCGGCAACGCCAAAAAGTCGTTGAGCGGCGCGTACGACATGGTGTCCAAGATCCCGGGCAACCTGAAGCGGCTGGTGACGGACCCGGTAGCGTATGCAAAATCGTTGCCTGCGCCAAATGAAGGGCAGTTATATGGAGCGTTTATGCCGGGAAATATTGGTTTTGTTGGTGCTGCAAATGCGCCAATGTCTGTTGCAATGCGCACTATCCTTCCAGCCGCAGAACGTGAAGCCAATCTAGCCAAAATGTTGGAAGGCAGCGCAATTAAAAAACAGTTGTACCACGGCACGGGTAAAAACATCGAAGAGTTTGATAAGAGTAAATTGAAACGCGTTGGTTACGGGGCAGGGTTTCATTTGGCGGAATCACCCGGCGTGGCAAATGTTTATGCTAGACAAGCGGGGGAAGGGGCAAACGTAATGCCAGTTCACGCGGCAATTAAAAACCCGTTTATTGAGGTTGAAGGAGGACCCTATTACTGGCAGTTACCCGGCAAAAGTGACTTAGAAAAAACAAATTGGTTAAAAAGCCAAGGTTATGACGGCATAAAGTATGAACATGGCGCTCTTACCAAAAATGAATCTCCTTATGCTTGGGTTGCGTTTGAGCCAACTCAAATTAAATCTGCGATTGGCAATGAAGGTACATACGATTTGACCAATCCCAACATCACCAAAGCTGCTGGCGGCAGCATCAAGCCCGTGGGCTACACTAAAGAGCAAGTCACCGTTTCACCAAACCTCGATGCTATGCGGTACGAGTTGATGAGCGTGAAGCACTATTCCAAAAAGGTTAAATGATGGCAGAACAAGACGATCTAAACGACCCCGAGCTGAACGAAGACGGATCGGCGGACGTTGAGCTGCCTGACGACATATCCGACGTTGTGGAGATGCCCGACGGCTCTGCTGTAGTCAGCATGGAGACGTCCGGCCCGGAAGAGTCGCCTGACTTTTACTCCAACATGGTAGAGACCATGGACAGCTACGACCTGAACAGCTTGGGCATGCGCTACGTCAATCTGCTGGACAAGGACAAAAACGCCCGTGAGGAGCGCGACAAGCAGTACGAGGAGGGCATGAAGCGCACCGGGCTAGGCAAGGACGCACCCGGCGGGGACAACTTCTACGGCGCATCCAC